TCAATAGCCTCTCAATAGCCTCTCAATAGCCTCTCAATAGCCTCTCAATAGCCTCTCAATAGCCTCTCAATAGCCTCTCAATAGCCTCTCAATAGCCTCTCAATAGCCTCTCAATAGCCTCTCAATAGCCTCTCAATATTTATATAAAATACTTAGATTAACAGAGCAGTTCTTGAGACACTGGAATATCTATATTTTTTCATTTTTAAATTTGAGTACATCTTTCTGTTTTTTCAAAAATTTCAAAAGTTTTTTAGAAATTACAAAATAAATCAAGAGATGTACTCAAATTTTAATTTTCAATTTTTAGAAATATTCAGTGTCTTTTTAAGATATCAGAGTGGTGTTAGAAATATCTGATAAGCATCATAACAGCTATTCGTTTAGCCTTTTCTAATACCGCGTTGGGGGCGGTTTCCCCCATAGGGCGGTCTCCCCCACTATGATATAAAATTATCAGAAGATATTATAATATATATTGTTATTTTTTGAGTATTATGTTATCAGTAGGCATCCCTGTTGAATTGAAGGCGAATGAGAATCGCGTTTCTTTGATTCCTAGTGATGTCAAAAAGATTGTTGATGAAGGCGTCCCTGTATATTTTCAAAAAGGCGCTGGACAGTGGGCTGGCTTTAGAGACTATGAATATATAGAAGCTGGAGCCTTTGCAAGAAATACCATAGAGGAACTATACGAAACCGCGAGCCTTATTGTAAAAGTTAAGGAACCGCAAGAGAAAGAATATCCTTTGATAAACGAAAAGCATACTATATTTACATTCTTCCATTTCGCGAGCAACAAGGGGCTTCTAGAAAGAATGATTGAATCTAATGCCATCTGCTATGCTTATGAAACAGTGGTTATTAAGAGCGCTGATGGTAAAATACACTACCCCATTTTATCAAATATGTCATCAATTGCCGGCGACCAAGCATTTATTGAAGCGGAATCATTTATATCAAAAAAGATTCCAAATCACTTTTATCATATTCCTATAACAATCATAGGAGCAGGGAATGTAGGACAGGCCTCTATGAAACGTGCCATTAGAATGGGATATAAGAACATCTATCTTATTGACAAAGACGAAGAGAAAATTAATAATATTAAGAGAGAGGTGGATGATTGCCCTTCTACAAAAGGCATCGTCAATATCTATAATATGACTGAAGATAATCTAAGATTACTTATGAGAAAATCTATTATAACAATTGGGAGTATTTATAATACTGGTGCTGAAACAAATAAATTATTAACTAATGACATTCTGGATAGTATGCCCGCTAATAGCATTATTATGGATGTGGCAATTGATCAGGGAGGAATAACAGAACAATCAAAGCCGACTACCAAAAATAACCCTTTTATTGTATATAAAAATGTCAGTATTTATTGTGTGCCTAATATTCCGAGCTGTGTACCTCTAAAAGCCTCAACATTACTATCTAACTCAATAAAAGATTATGTCGTCGCCATAGCCAAGAATAGAGAATACAAATATCCTGAATTAGGCAATTCCAAATATAAAATATAATTCTAAATAAAAATTGATATCCTATTCAATTTATTTTTATTAACATTACAACTACACTAATATTCCAGATAACAATGCAGTTCCCATCGTCTCTCAAGATTCGCCAAGCTCTCAAGATTCGCCAAGCTCTCAAGATTCGCCAAGCTCTCAAGATTCGCCCGTGTCTCGCAGTATTTGCGGTATTCCTCGTGTTATTCGTGTTCTCTATGAATATAAGAGGAGCTTATTCGTATTCTGTATCATTTCCCACATATAAAAGGAATCTTGCGGTAATCTCTAATGCCGATATTAAATATTTGACGGACTATGATAAATATCAGCTTATCAAGCTATTCAATAGCGTACCCCTGCTATTATTTAAAAATCAAAAAATTAATCCAGTAGAATATTACGAGTTTTGTAAGCTATTTGATGACAAGAACACTAACGATACTATCCATCCGTTTGAATATTCAAAAGTTGATATTGTCCCTCAAATTGCCCTAAGAGGTAATTGCTATATCAAGGACCTTCACGGTGTCAAAGATGTTCGGTTGAAATATAGCGAACCCTTTAAAAACTCGCTCGTTTGGCACCAGGATATTGTAGGTCAAGGTACTTATTTGCCTCCTGTAGTTTCCAGTATGTATATGATTAAGACGCCTACCCGGGGCGGCAATACGCTTTTCGCCAGCCTTGAAGACGCATATGACAGTATTGATAGCAATATTAAAGATAAGATTTACGATTTAAAAGTGATTTATTCAAATACGAATGCGGGAATGATGAATACATATTTTGATTATACAGGATATAATAGGGTAAAAAATAATGATATGAACTTTGAAAAAGTGGAGACCATTATTACCAAGATGCCTCTCGTTGTTTATTCAAACTATAATAGGAATCGCAAAGCCCTAATGCTATCTCCATTCCGTTTTACGAAGTTTGATAAAATGTCTTGTGGAGATAGCTTTGATTTATATAGAGAAATTATGTCAAAAAATGTAGTTAATAAAGATAATATTATTGATATTAAATGGGAAAATAATGACCTACTCATATTTAATAATAGAAAACTGATTCATTCTTCATCTCCTACATTGGAATACAAAGATATGGACAGGCTATATTACAGTTGCTTTGTAGGAACCAGGGCACCAATTGTTCCGTGCTAAGAAGTCAAAAGATATAAGGGAATGCTATAAGTTATATAATCGGTTCATAGTTTTATTATAGATGCTGGAGGATATAATTTCGCTACATATATCGGCTATACTTTTATTCTCTACGTCTATATATATTATATTTTTATTATTTATGACAGCTTCTTCGTAGCTCTTTTCGTGTAATTCGTGGATTCTTTTAATATATTCAAGCTTGATATTTTTCTCGGCTTCCCGACCTCTTTTTTTTATTCTATTAAAGCATATTTCGGGATTTGACCTTAAATATACATATCCACACGGTTCCCACAATTTATCGGTAGTTTTATGAAGCGTTAGAATATTTCGGTATTCTTCTTCGCTAATACTTTTATCTTCGTAAGCCTTTTCTACAAATACATTTTTGATGAAATAAGGGCTCCGTTCCATCAATATAATAGTATTAGATTTTTCTTGTATCCAGCATCTGTCAAGCCATACTTTTATTTGAAAATTATAAGTACTATTCTCAGTATCGTACATATTTTTGAGATATTCGCTCCAATTTTCAACAGGCTCTAAATCTACTGGTGTTTTATAGTTTTTATGAAAATAATTTAGGATACTCGTTTTATAACAACCTATATTACCATCCAAAGTAATTATTGGCATTTTTAATAATTATATTCATATATATTTATATATCATTTTTCATTATTTTACTTTTATATATCAGCTTTTTGAAATTTGCGTATTTTAATTCGGTAGCCTTGGTATCAGTAAGCTTCTTAATGAAATTATTAATTATTTCTTGGAACTGTTCCATGATTACATCAAGCATTTTATCGCTTATTTTTACATTAAAATGATTGAATATCTTTTTCATTTTCTTCTTTACCACCTTGTTCAATTTAGAACAAGCCCCGCCAGTCATCTGTAATCCCAATGCCGGTCTTGCGACATTATTTGCAAAATCAATATTCATTATATCACCGCTTACATTTTCGGCTCTATAATGTCTGGACTCATCTACGCCAAAAAATGCAGCAGTATTAAACGCACCGCCTTTCATTCCACCCCGTGAAAGCTTGTTCTGCTGTTGGCCATTACTGCCTTTTATGGATACGATGACAGTTGTAGAGTTGCCTGTAATTCGCGAGGAATTACAATATTTATTGATATAGTGTATTAAATAGCTCATATGGTTATTTAATATTTGTTTGACGCCCATTTTGAGACATAAAAGGGCGCACAATGACGCGATATTGAAAATGAGTTTATCAATATATATATTCATTAACATTACTATTTTTCCTTCGTCTATTTTATTAATAGGCTTACGGCGTTTTATACTTTTCATCAATTCAAGAGTACATAATTTAATATCTTTACAATCTACCATATATTATTATTACTACTATTATATAAAATGAAAATAAATATATATATTAAGAAGATTAAGAACAATGGAATATTTAGAACTTGACGAATCTAATCCGGTATTACATAGAATGAACTTTTTAAACGGTCGTATTGATGCCACAAATAATAGCGCATTTAATATTGAAAAATCGCGCATCAAAGCTTCCGAGCATCAAATAAATGTTATATCGCGCAATCTTGATTGTACTGAAGTATCTAAGCTTTTTTTTTCAATAGACAATATCAATCTATTGCAAAGAGGCATCCGCAATAAAATATTAAATGATACGCAAGGCGAAATAAATATATCGCGACAAAGCGATGACGAGCTAAAAATTATTATGCGCTCTATTTATTTTCAATATGGCAAGAATAGCTCCTATAATGTCAGAGACCAGGTATTATCGTTAAATACGCGTGTGATTGAGTGGAGTGTCCCTGAAATTATATCAAATATCAAACAATCGCAAAAATACCTACAAGATATCAGTACAATGCCTGTCCCCCTTGAAAGATCTACGCTTCCTTCAACAAAAGGAACCAAAACCTTAGATATTACCAATAGATATTAATAGATAATAGCAAATAATAGCAAATAATAAATAATATAATATTATAGAAGTATAGAAAAATATATATAAAATGAGTGGTTATATAGATACTGCTTTTTCCTACGATGAATCGGATTTAGGCTTAGACCCCGAAACTAAATTGCGCTTTAAACCGAATAAAAAGGAGCTGGAACTATTCAAATTAGAAAAATTAAATATGTACAAGGGAACTTGGATGGTTTGTTTCGTATATGGTATTACCGCTATAATTCTTCTGTCTGTCATATTTTTCACGGAATGGGGAAGAACATACATATATGATAAGTTTTTCCCTGCGGTTATTACATATGTTTTAGGCGCAATTGTTATTATAATATATTTAATCGTCTCTATTTTTAGCATAGTACCTCGCAAACTAAGAAAAAGCGTAGAGACATTACCTGTATGTCCCGATTATTGGAAATTACAAAAAACAGAAGACGGTATGAAAACAAATATGAAAGAAAATATAACGAAATATAAAAATGGATATACGGATAAAACGGCAAGCGAAGACCCACTAGGCAAATATAATAAAGGTAAAAACGACCAATATATATTAGATAAACCCGGCGAAGATATTAATATATCAAGTAATGATCACGTTTTAGATTATAAATGCGTTCCAGACCGTAATGTATTTGGTGATATTAACAATCTTAAATCGCAATTAGAATTAATTAATGAAAATAATAATAGCTATCATAAAGGAACTACATTCAAAGATTACAAAGCAAATGAAGAACAGCCTAAATATATATATGTAGATTCCAGCAATATATATTCTCCTGAGCTAGCATCTTCTCTTTCTCTACAAAACTATGCACAAATTACTGGTGTTTATAAAAATAGCTGGACTACTCCTGGCGCAGGACCTGAAGCATATTACGATAATACAATTGTAAAATATGATGATGCTGGCACTAAAATCTCATATCAGGGTAATGCTGTTGATCCAAAAATACACGTTGGTATTAATACAAAGCCGTTGATATGCAACGAATTATATCCGTATTTACTTGATTCTATGGAGAACAAGGAGAAAAATCAAGAGTTAAAATGTGAATATGCTAAGAAATGCGGTGTTTCTTGGAGTTATTTAGATTGTTATGGAGATAAGGGCGTTTTATCATCAATACCATTGTCAGTTAAACCTGTGACCACCACAACACCTGCTGCATAAAGCAGCATAATAAGAATAACCAAGCTATTTAGAGGGTTTTACATATTCCAAAAGTTTTTCTATGAAATTCGCTCAATCCGTGTGTTTTTAAAGCAACAAGATGATTTTTTGTTCCATATCCCTTATTTTTTTTAATATCATATAGCATTAATATAGGATTATCTTCAACCAACTTATTTATCAATTTAGTATGATAATCTTTGGCTACTATTGAAGCTGCTGCAATAGATAAATAAGTCGCGTCCCCTTGTAATACGCATTCGTACTCTATCATTTCCGCATCCTCTCCTGGCGGAATATATCCCTTAAAGTTCGGTCCATCAATCAGCAAATAATTGAACGGCTCCTTCTTATATGCCTCATTAATAGCCCGGTTCATCGCTTTCATAGTAGCATTTAAAATGTTTATTTCATCAACCTCTTTATTAGATACTTCGCCGACTCCATATGTTATGCAAATATCCTTGATATACGAAGCCAAAAACTCTCGCTTTTTTTCAGATAATTTTTTAGAATCCTTAATTTGCTTATAGGTATCATCTGGAAAACTCTTTGGAAGCACGACACACGCAGCTATCACGGGGCCTATAAAAGTCCCTCGCGCTACCTCATCAACCCCTGCAATAACCTTGTCCTTATGCTTTTCTGCCGTAATAATATAATCGCCGCTCTCGCTGTTATCGCTCATAATATTTGTTATAGTTATCTATGTAAATAGAATGTAGTCATTTTTTATATGAATATTGCACAGAAATGCGTCTAAAAATGCTATTTAAAAATGTGTGTATAAAGTGTATTACATTAAATACGCTTATTACTTTTTCTATATTTTTATGCCCTCTTGGCGAAATTGGATATCGCGTTTGACTTCTAATCAAAAGAGTGTGGGTTCGAGTCCCACAGGGGGTAATAAAATGTTTTTCCGATTATTATTATTTAGATTTATTAGATAGAACTGAGTTTTACTTTTCTCTACAATATAATGAATATTTTTAATATAATATATGATACTATTACATCATTATATATAAGGTGTTTTGTAATCAGCGAAGAAAAGGGAGATTTATATTATTCTATGTAAAAAAATTGACTGTCTTATAAATATTAAATAATCATCACATCAAATATGATTCAAGAAATTATAGTAGTTATTGATGATACTCTGTATTGCCTTGAAAGAGTTATTATAGACATCTTATTGTGTCTTCTAGTATTTTCTCTGTTGATGGGGGAGACCGCCCCCAACGCGGTTTTATTGAGAGGCTATTGGGAGGTTATTGAGAGGCTATTGAGAGGCTATTGAGAGGCTATTGAGAGGCTATTGAGAGGCTATTGAGAGGCTATTGAGAGGCTATTGAGAGGCTATTGAGAGGCTATTGAGATGCTATTGAGATATTTATATTACCATTATGATGTCTTAAAAAGAAACCAGATTTTTATAAAAATTGAAAATTAAAATTTGAGTACATCTTTCTGTTTTTTTAAAAATTTCAAAAGTTTTTTAGAAATTACAAAATAAATCAAGAGATGTACTCAAATTAAAAAATGAAAAATATAGATATTCTAGTGTCTCAAGAACTGCTCTGAATCTAATAAGTATATTTAGAATAGCCTACGATACCTACGATAGCCTGTTTAATAGCATTTCAATATCGTTGTAATAGGCATCATTATAATCGCAGTAAAATACCCCGTCAGCATTCTTTTTGTCAGTATGATATCTATTAGGCTTGTTTGCCCTATCTATGGTATATTCTACAATTTCTCCAACTACTGTTATATTATTAGCAGTTACGCGGCAACTCTCTATCGTTTTGATATATTCGGCATTTCTATAATTATTAATGAAAAGCATCTTGTTATAATATACGTTTTCCCGAGAATTTTTTTTTTCTTTGCGGTTCGCTAATATATTATTATCACATAGTACATCAAATAATACCCAAGCCAATGATTGAAGGTCAAGCATATAATCAATTATATATTTTTTATACATCATAGTTGCCATATATAACACGGTTCCCACATAACCTTTGTATACTTTCATTTGTCGTACTCCCTTTGCATTGATAATATTTTCAGACAATCCAAAATCTATTATTTTAATTTCATTTATATTTTCATTAGCAAATACTATATTATGCGGTTTAATATCTAAATGGATGATTGATATATTTTTTTTTAAATTACAATTGTGCATAGATTGTAAAGCTCTCAATATTAATATAAATATTCTCTTTATCTTTGAGATATCTCTATCACCTCTTAATTGCCTCAAATCTTTCCCTAATAATTTTGAAACTAGCACATATCTACCAATATCTCCATCAACAAGTTTGCCTATACTACCATAAGCATATACTTTTGACACAATAGCATTAGCACAATTAACATTTAATAACTTCATAATATAATATTCAGTCATTATTTGATACAATATCTTTATATTCATCTTCTGTAGTATATCGGGAAGTCTCGGTTGTATCTTTACAACTACATATTCGCCTATCATATCTCCACCTATTATTTTACCAACATATAGCAGAGATTCTATATTTTTATATAGTTCTCTAATAATTATAATTTTTATAGGCTTATTATTAATATCATTGAGCACTATTACATCATTTAAAAATAATTGGGATAATTTCATAACATAATCAGTTATATAGTATTTTTTTCTATTATACTTATTTACTATATATCTTAGATTCTCCTCATAATTTTTATTAGCCTTTCGCTGTGTATAAAATGGCAAAAACTCTAAACTCACTTCTGGCTTCGCTGGCTTCGCTGGCTTCGCTGGCTTCGCTGGCTTCGCTGGCTTCGCTGGCTTATATTGCTTAATTGACTTGACAACCTCGTTTTTTTTAATAGAAGAAGATACAATAGATTTATTTATAGATTTGCCATCTATATCTAGTCTTGCATTACCAGATTTGGCAACAGGGACTGACTTGAATGACTGAACCACTGGAGATTCTCTTATTTTCTTGTTTTCGTCGTTAATATTTTTGTTGATATTTATAAAAATCTTGTCAATGTTTTTCTTAGATAAACATTTTAAATATGTGCTATATTTTATGTTATCATAGTACACACTGTTTATTACATCAAGGAAATATTTTGCAGTATTTATATCAAAGTGTTCGCCGAGTTTTTTAGCAATATACAGCTTATCTTTTTTTCTCATAGTTTTGCTGGCTAAATCGTCGCTAACAGTCTCATATATTTTTAATAGGTCCTTTTTAAGTAAGCATTTAAAATACTTATAGTAATTGATATTATCTATAATAATATTTTCTGTAAAATATTTTGAATTATATTTTTCAAAATGTTTAATTAAGATTTCAATTATATATTTTTTTTTCATATTAATATAATATATTACTCTTTCTATATTATATTAATACTATATATTAAGTTAGAGAAATAATATGTTATATTTTCAATTATTTTGCATAAAAATTGATAGCATATAAGAATAGATAAAATATCCAGAAAATGGACAGCGCTCTTGTAGCTCAAATCCTCTTTGCAAATGATAAGGCTTTCAAAGGCATTTGCAACACCAATGAATACCAGAAGATTTGTGGTGTTTGTAAGGCAGCTAAGGAAAATCAACATATCCTTGATGGAATTAGCAGGAATCGCGCAGAACTTTACGCAGTTCGCGTATTCAACTGTTTGCTCAAAAAGTCAAAAAGCATCTCTTGCGAAGAGAAAGAGGTTATTAAAGATGCAACTGGAAAAATGGCAACATCAGTAAATATTATGTTTAACAAGGAAACTGCTTTGTTTCGCAGCTGTTTCACAGAGCATATATTGATGGATTATGTTGAATTATTAAACCACAAGCTGAGATATGAGAATGGTTTTGGAGTAAATTATTATAATGCCGAATTATTCCACCCTTATATACTCTATAATTATATGACAATTATCAAGATTATGGGAATTGATTTTGAAAAAGAGTTAATTAGCCTAAAATCAAGAAAAATGGAAGAAACTAAAAATAATTACAAATACGTTATGTATAAGCTCTGGAATATTCAGGATATCGTCAAAATACACAACGCATCCAATTGCTGCAACTGATAGCCGCTGATAGAATGCCTTAGATAGCTTTATGTTTATGTATATGTATATATATATCTTTTTATAATTGATTGCATCAAGATTATACTCATCATAAAAATAAAAATTGATTATGTGTATTATTTTTAATAACACATTACCAATGTACGAATGTTATATGAAAGAGGTCGTTCACGAAAGTATTTACGATTATTGCGAACATATCTATGAGAGCATCAGCTATAACAATAATAATTGCCACGATAACCGCGATATTTTGACATCTGATTTAAATAATTTTATTGAAAATGAAATTGAAAAAATGAGCACCTATAATATCAATAATATCCTGCTATCTTATGGTTTTGATAAAGCCTTCAAATATTATATTGATAATAATTATAATACTATGGAAGATCAAGGCTCTTCGGGTATCAGGTCATTAAGTGATATCAAAAATGTTCATAGTATTACCAAGACACTTGTATATTACCTTATAGTATCTTCATTTGAAATTAGATAATAACATATTCATTATCTTCCTCTGATAGCTCTATGCGTATCTTCTTACTATACTCTTCTTTTACTTTTTCAACTGTACTGTTATTTTCTAAATTATAAAAAATATTGCCTATTTTTATTAATCGCCCGCCGTTTTTAGTCTTATATATTGGAAACTCTAAATCATAATATTTATACTTATCATTCGATAGAATTTTAGGAGTTTTTCTCATACAATCCTATTATAATATAATATTTATAATATCTATAATATTTATAATAAAGATATTGTTATAAATTATGTGTATTTTTGCCCAATATAAAGATATTCTTGGTGTTCCAAGAGAGGGAATACACGCCACGCGCTTATATGATTTTGCCATCGTGGATTTTGTTATGACTTTCATAGGTGCCTGTATTATAGCATATTTCTTCAAAATGAATGTGTTCTTCGTATTTTTATATTTATTTATACTGGGCGAATATCTTCATATCCTCTTTTGCGTTGATACCAAGTTTTTGTCAATTTTTTTCAATTTAAAAAAAGACACAAAAAATAATAAAAATTGATAGTCTATATAAAGATTAATTAATATATATATACAACGATGAACGTTCTCCTCCCCAAGCAATTTAATGTCGACAAGATTAAGTATTCTGAAATGAAGATTATGAAATCAGGTGCTAAATCTGTTTATCTTAATTATCAAGGTTCCAAAATCAATATTCAAACCCCTGTTCTATCAATTCCCTATGGCGTCAATGATAATACTCAGTTTATCAAGGATGACCCGAAACGCAAGGATGAAGCTCGTAAGTATGATATTACGGCATCATTCAAGGGAAAGGACGAGAATCCCAAAGTCCAAGCATTTCACGATAAGTTGATTGAACTTGAACAAAAAATCTGTGAAGACGCGAGCAAGAATAGTGTAGCGTGGTTCAAGAAGAACTTTGAGGGAAATAAGGGTGCTATTGAGAATATGTTTAGCCCTATTGTTCGCCGTGATAAGGACAAGGAAACTGGTATGTATGCTGATAAATATCCTCCTACTTTCAAGGCCAAGATTCCTTATAATTCAGATGATGATAAGTTTGACTTTGATTGCTATGATATGGATAATAACGAGATTGATTTCAAGGACTATGTTGCAAATCTCAAGGGTGGAAAGGCGCAATTCATTATCCAATTGAATGGTCTCTGGTTCTCTGCGGGAATGTTTGGATGCAGTTGGAAGATTGTTTCTGCCAAGTTCCAAAAGATTAACACTTCAAAGATTACCTTTGTAAAAGATAGTGATGAGGATGTTGTAGATGATGAAGATGAAGACGATGAAGATATTGATGTAGATACTGAGGTAATTTCCAAAGTATCGTCAGTATCTGCTGTAGTTCAAGATAAAAAGAAACCTGTGGCAGCTGTTGCGGCTCAAGTTCCAGTATCTGTCAAGGCTCCAGTAATTTCAAAGGAAGAAGAAGAGGAAGATGAGGATGATGAGGAAGACGAGGATGATGAGGAAGACGAAAAAGAAGATGTCAAAGAAGAGGAGGATGAAGAGGCTGAGCCCGAACCCGAACCCGAACCCGAACCCGAACCCGAACCTGAACCGGTTAAGAAGGCAGTTAAGAAGGTTGCTGCTACTAAGAAAAAGTAATGTAAATAATGTGGTAATCTAATGTATTCTCTGGGATTCTTATATTATAAGATAAATAATAATATTAAAACAATTAATCCCATTATTACTCGCCCTAATGGCGATGGTTCTTCTGTGTTAAAATCATATATCTCTATGTTTTGTGATATTATTTTTCCAATCATATCCAATATTTTATATGCAACTGGAAGTGATAAAATAATAAATAATAAAAAACCATAAAATGATGTTTTAAATTTGCTTATATATGTATCTATTGTATTTTTTTGTTTTTCTTCAATTACATTTTGAGTATGTATTAGAGATTGAGAGTTTATTGGAGTATATGCAAAGTCGGGCGTATATTTGATATCATATGTATTTGTGTTAATATTCATATTTGTATAACAACTTTAAATATATTCTACATAATAATATAATAAAAAATTATTTGCCAATTCTGAAGCATTATTCCTATTCATCGCCCCCATCAACGTTTCAAGATTTGTATTTATACGAATATTATCAATAATACCACCAATTCCCATATGTCCTCCCGCACCTACCGCTCCCATACCACCTGTTCCGTTAGCTAATAGCCACGCTGGCAAATTATTATAAAAGTTATTTGAACATAAAGCCATAGCCTTAATAAAATTACAGCATAATATATAATATTCGTTATTGCATTCTTTGAACATCTTTATGGCATCTTTGCAAAAATCAAATATCAAGGTATCTGCTCTGATTTCATTAAAATACTTATTACTTTCTGGAGTATTGGCTGAGAATAATTTAAAATATTTGATTACTTTTAGGAAATCCGCATCTTTTAATCTCTCAAACCATTCAGGGCTATTATAAAACCCTCTACTTTCTATTTCTAACGACAATTCAGTAAATGCGTGCATATTGTTTTCCCACAAATATTCATCATTCTTGATTAGCAGGTCATTATATTTTATAAATATATAAAGATTCTCCAAAAAATCCTCATCCAACTTATCACGATTATAGGGATTATAAGGCTCCTGCTTATTCTCTCTACATTTTCTAACAAAATACTCCAATTCTACAGCATCAAATACATACTTTTCGCTTCTCTCTCTTTTCTCTTCACCGTAGGTATTCTTATTATTCTTATTGCATAATATATATAATCTTTTAGGAGGTATATCGCATATATTCTCTCCTGTAAAAAGTTCATCAGTATTTATATAATCACCTCGGGCGACTCCTGACTCATAATCCTCTAAGTTAAATATATTATCTCGTAGCCTATCTCTAATCCGTTTCTTTATTCTATCTCTCAATCTTTCTCTCAGTCTCTGCTGTATCTTGCAAAACTCTTCTATATTTATATGATTGCTTTCCAGTTCGCAAGTATTTTTATTAATATTATAGAGACGCAAATAAATCTCATTCTTACTATATTTGCGGTCGTTTGATATTATATTATTCTTCTCAGCTATATTTAATAATATCTTGAATGGTATGCTTTTTAATAAGTCTATATATAACTCCTTGATATACCCAAATCCAAAATTACCATTAATATGTCTATATAACATATATAAATCACCTACTGCTATCTCTTCTTTGTCTTTAAATACATCATAAAATATCTTGTGTATATAGCCAATCTTAGTATTCTTATGATACCTACAATATAATAAGTTATCTCCTATATTACGGTCGCATAAATTAAAATTATTATATCTACATATACATCTCCCTGTTCCTGTAGAAATAATCGCTGCATCCCCGGCTTCTCTGATATCCCATCCAATATTATAATCTATGTCTACGGCATCTCCAGCATCTCCAGCATCTACGGCATCTACGGCATCTACGGCATCTCCAGCATCTCCAGCATCTCCGGCATCTACGGCATCTCCAGCATCTCCGGCATCTCCAGCATCTCCAGCATCTCCGGCATCTCCAGCATCTCCAGCATCTCCAGCATCTCCAGCATCTCCAGCATCTCCAGCATCTCCTGCATCTCCAGCATCTCCTGCATCTCCAGCATCTCCAGCATCTATGATATCTTCAATTACTATATTAATATTTTCAATGTTTTCAATATCATATTCTATGTAATCTTCTATATTAATATTGCGAATACATCTAAATATTATATCGTTCATTTATATTTATTATTAAAAATAAGTATATGCTTCTTATTTACTATAATTTATTATTTATATGTATTACTTAGAAGTTTTAGAAGACTTAGGCTGGCAATAATACTCCTGCATTTTTATAGCTATTGTAATCATACAATTTATCATTTAATAGCACATATTTGACGCCATCCCTGGATACAACCTTGCCTCTGTCTGTTTTCACCCTTTCATAGTTTTTATATTGAGTTATTTTGCCATCATTCAATATATTCTGTGTAAATGCCAATTTATCGTCCTTCATATTTATAGGCCAGTTATAGCATTTATAGCCATTCTTCAAAGGCTTATTAACATCAGCGTGTATCACACAATCTATTGAAGAGGATTTTAACATATCCAAGAAGTTCTTGATTAACTCCTCTTTTTTGTTAGCCTTGTCATAGATATGCTCATCAGTAGATAGTTCGGCGTCCTTTATTTTGAGTGTCGGGTTTTTTATTAGCTGGTCATTAGTAAACTTCATAATATATTTATAAACCCCCACATTTCTATCTTCTACAGGCAATCCCATATGACTGCAAGTACGAACAGCGCGCCCTATTACTTGGTCTATGCGCACAGAGTTCCAGAAATACTCGGTTATCAATACGCGTCTTACATTCTTCAAAGATATACCCTCGGCGCCCGATTGCGTAATCATCATAACCCTGACAAGCTTTCCATATCTTTGTTCCAGTCCTTCCCCATTATTCGGCAAGCTACTCCTGATAGTATCTGGGAGATTTGCAAAATCCCCGTTAAATAGATTCATTAATATATTGGTCTTTTCTCTGTCAGAATTGAACATAACATATCTTTTATTATCATATTTTTCATCAAATACATCGGGGTCTTCTAATATATATCCATATTCATCATTCTTTATAACATTAATCTCAACATATCCGTGTTTATTTAGAACCTCCTTGAATATACCCAAACCCTCTACGACGCGAAACTGCGAATACACAAGGACACTCCCGGGTGATGTATTTACATCTTCCAACATTTGCGCAAACTTCGGACTATAGTATTCGCGCAAGTTCTTCTTTTCCAAATAATCGCCCTTCTTTAAATCACTAAGTGCCTTCGTTAATTTTTTATTGTATTCAGCATCTATCTCTTTATTGAACTTCTTTTTATCACTATCAGCATCTTCGCCGTCCTTGCTGTCCTTGCTATTTGCGCCGTCTTCCTCATTCATTGCCATTTCTTTTTTCTTCAATGTCCTTATATCCTGAGGGAATTCGCGAGGTATTTCTTCGGGAAACGCAAAATTACATACTAATCTACTGAATGCACGATATACGGAGCTAACTTCTGCAGATCCTTTGTTGCCGAACTTCTTCTTGCGGTCATCCATCGCTATTTCTTTAATACGAACATCTACATATTTTTTGATTTGATGGTCGGTCATATACATATTTCTAATAGTCTCAGGTAATAGCGAGGGAAATAGTTCCGAACCTGATGTCTTATAATAACTCAAAATGCCTAATACGCGTCTTTTAAATAAATCCTCATTAATTACCTTGATATTTTCGGGATCCTCGTCATTTATGAAAAACTTGACAAAATCCTCTTTTTTACTCGGCAAAGCATAGTTATGTTCGGTATCATATTTAGTACTCAAAGATATACCCGATTCATCAAAATTACCTTTGGCATCCATTTTAACAATATCATAAATTAGGCCTTCAAACTCGGAATCTATTATATCATCATTGTTATAATTATCATATACTAGATTGAATTTAAAATCGTCGCTATTCTCATATACAAGGAGCTTGTCTATTTTTTTATTACCGCATTTCAAATATTCCACTTCATTTATACAATTTTTACGCAATTCCTTTAATGTTGCCACAATATTTTTAATGTTATTTCCTATTATCTTTTTGTCAACTGACGGCATCCTCGGCGCATCTTCGTTAGGATTCTTGAGATATTTGTCTATTCTCGCTTTCCCGCGCTTTTTAATAACATCTACAATCTTTTTAATAGGAGCGAGAGAATAGGCAAATATGACATTATATTTTTCGGTCAAATAGGGCTGAGACAATAGCCACGATGGAACCGATAGTCCCTGTGATTCAAATACAATATTTCTGCTCTCTTTCAAAGCATTCTCCAAATTCAAATCATTCAATTTATCACAAGAGTTTTTAAAACTATCCGTGCAACTAATGCCACCTTCGCCCTTCCTTACATCATAATAGGCCTTTGCAAAATCTTCTTGCAATTTATCACTGGGATTCTCGTATTTTTCAGATATACACGCCTTGTTATTATTACATTCCTTTGCTACCTTCTTAATTATATCTAATACGCGCTTCTTATATTCCTTGTTCTTTATCACCAAATCATCTATATTTATCTTCGTATTCGTCGGATTCAATTTCAAATACTTAATAATTTCGTCAGCCATCTTTGTTTTTAAGGAACCCGTCGTTCCGTTCGTTACTATTAAATAAGGCTTCTTGACATCTATTCCATTTCCGGGCTTCGCAGGCTTCACAGGCTTCGCAGGCTTCGCAGGCTTCACAGGCTTTTTTCCGGTATTCGCATCGTTTCCTTCGGCATTAACAGCTTTTATTATCTCTTTTATAATTGTATCTTCGTCCCTATCCCATTCCTTCTTTACTATCACCGATGATACATCGTCTTTACGAACATAATTTATAGGCAATAATATAATATTGAGATTCCTATTGTCGTAATATAATTCATCAACATAATCGTGCAATTGTGCATTTGACAACTTATTTATTATTTCATTCTTGTCGGCTACGCCATCTATTATAGGGATTTTATAAGTCTTCATCGGGCCTCGTAATAAATTGATTAAAAATGATATTTCGTATGGATGATTAATTATAGGTGTCCCTGACAATAATACCAATTTAACATCTTTGGCGCTAACAATATTATTGTATATTTTCATAGCTATTTTGGAACCGTTTGCTATTCTGCTGATAAAATTGTGCACCTCGTCAACTATTATAAAGGAATTATCAAAAGGATTGTCGCCCATTTCTTTTATCATTTTCATAGTAATGCCATTGTAATTTATAAACTTATATCTATTCCTTATTATATGCGTTATAGTCTTTTTGATATCCTCTTTGTCGTTTGAAGCCATATCAGAGTATTTAATATTATCCATAACTATCTCGGCATCCTCTATATCCTTCTTATATAAAGGAACCCATACAGTTCCCTCTTTTTTTACAATTTGCTTATTTATGGCATACTCTTTGAGCTGTTCCATCATCTTGGCATTTGTTTTAATAACTTTTAGGCAAGTCCATGATTTTTTTAGATTCAAGCCGATAGTTGATATCTTCATCAATTCGTTCTCATAATTCTGCGATAATGAAGCGGGAGTCATAATAATAACATTTTTACGATTAATATATCCTTCGGATGCGGCTATTGATGCGGCAGATTTACCCGATCCTAAACCGTGATATAACAAGATGCCTCTGTAAGGACTGTCAAATTGCATATAATCCTTGACAATCCTTTGCTGCGGAAAAAGAGACACCTTAGATACATCTAATTCACACGAATCTTTTGTACATTCACAAGAGGCTTTAGCCGCGGTTTTTTTGTGATATTTTGAAGGATGAAATATATCATACATTTTTTTGTTATAACCAACTCTATTTGGAAGAACCCAGGCGTTTGTTTTAACTTCTATATTCATACGCTTATCTCTAATATAATAATTCAAATAAAAAAATATCATATTATTAGATAAACTAAGAATAACCGAAAAAATAATGCATAATATTGATAAATTGTTGGATAAATGCGAGTCAATGACACTATTATGTACTAAGGCATCTTCTCACTGGAGTTTTGTCAAGTTCTGCTTTAATATACCTCTCGTATTGACTAGTTCAACTATGTGTATTATAAACAGTATCAGCGAGGACGCAAATGCTATCAAGATACCGAACATTATCGTAAATGCCGTAAGCGTCCTTATAATGTCTCTTACAAACAGCATAAAGGCGAGCGAAAAATTTGAAATATTTAAAAAATTATCCCAGCAATTTATGCTTCTGTCTCAAGAAATAGAAGCGTGTGATGGGAGCGTCTCAAAAGAAACCTACAATATCTTATCACTAAAATATGACAATTTAATACAGGATTGCTCTTTTGAAGAGATACCTGTAAAATATAAAATAGAAGTCGCCAAATGTTTCACTGATGCCGAGAGACACATACCCATTCAATTAAATGGCATCATAGGCAATACTAATGTCTCCAAAAGACTCAGTGGAAGCAGAAAAGGAGCGCAAATGGCTCAATTACCACAAGAAGCTCAGATGATAGCACAAGGAGCATCCCTTGTTAATATATCAACAGCCCCGCCAAAAAACGATTTAACTACAACGACGGCGACTGGCGCCGATACTAAAATATTCGGTGCTGGCGAAAATGTATAAAAAAATATATAATACCTATATAATTACCTTTTTATTTTTTACACCTTTGGACATTTAAAACGCCGATTTATTCTAATATATATATTAGAATGGTTGAATACTTAAAAACTAAAAAGGGTTATTTTTACAAATTAAAAAAAAATGGTGAAAAAAAAAGAATATCGCAAGAAGAATATAATAAAAAAAACAAAACAAGAAAAAATAAAAAAATGATTGGTGGAGCAGGAGAACCAATAAAAGAAAGTGATATTATGTATAAAGATGATTTAGTGTGTATATTAAAACCAGAGGTTAAAAAAGGAATAATAATATGGACGCATTTTACGCAACCAGAAGAAATGGGTAGTTTATGTGAATTTGGATTAAAAACAGGAAAACAACTTCAAATAGAAGGTATAAAATTTGGTAGAAGTATAATAGATGGTATAGAATTTGGTAGAAGTAGAATACATCCATATATTTTTTTTAAAGCACCTTATTATTCAAGAGATATTGATTATACATCCGTAGAAACAGAAATAAATAGTTCTTACGGAGAAGGGCAAATAGGAACAGAACCAAGAGTTTTTATTAGAGTTGATCCAGATAGAACATTTGTATTTGCAAGCGAAATTAGATCTGATGATAATTTTAAAAATTATAAGGAACGATGTGAATACTTGGATAAATCAAAAAAAACATTATCAGCATATTTAGAAATTATTAGAGATAATTTGCCAATTGAAAAAAATGTAAAACCTGATCAACAAATATTGTATAGTTTTATTACGGGTAAAGTACATTTATTACCATTTTTAAAACATAGCGGCCATCGGATTGGATTAAGTGAGGCACCTACAAATATGAATAGTGAAATACTTGTATCAATCCCACATTTAACACCAAATTATTTTGTATTATGCGCAACACCTTATAAAAAAATATTCTATAATATCTTTTACGATGATATCATTAAGCCTTCGCAAAAAAATGAATTATATATATATAATAATATAAATGAGCCACCTGATTATTATGATAAAAATTTCAAAAGTTTTTTAGAAATTACAAAATAAATCAAGAGATACGCTCCACTACTCAAATTTTAATTTTCAATTTTTAAAAAATCTTAGTTTCTTTTTACTACACCATAAAGGTAATATAAATAGCTTACGAGCCTCTAAATAGCAATTCATTTAACCTTTTCTAATACCGCGTTAGGGGCGGTTTCCCCCTTTAATTATATAAAAATCCCATATCTTCTGTATCCATATTTTCATCATCATCTTCTCTGTCATATGTCATAAGCATATTTTCCTCATTTATTTCTTGTTTTGCTGCGCCTCCGGCTCCTCCGGCTGCTCCAGCGCCTCCGGCATTATCATTGAATATCTCGTTGAACTCATTGAACTCGTTGTTATTTTCATCGCCGTTGTCGCCAGGTTCAATAACATTATCAAAGAGATTATTGATTTCTTCATCATCCTCTTTTTTCTCTGCAAGTAAATCTTGTTTAAATCCAGCTTTTTTGAGTTCTTTTATTAGAGCATTCTCTTCTACTGTTATTTTATTGAAGGCCTTTATTTTTTCCTGCTTGTTTTTCTCACGCTGTTTATTCAAAAAATCTATGTTTTCATCTAATGTCGGGAAAGTTATTTTAATTATCTTAAAAACATCTTCATATACGCTGGCAGTTATCTTGTATATATATTGACTGCTTATAATATCTGATATTATCTTTCCATTTAAAGTATTATCAATATTAAAAGGACAGCATAATGCCCTGCTAACTATATATTTATTTATAAATTCTATCTCATTCTCAATATCATCGTTATATATTTTATTTAATTCTTTCAAATCTATTATAATATCCCTTAAATCCTTTATAGAATTCGTAAGCAATACTTTGATTTCCTCATTATTATCCTCCGCTCGCAAGTGTCCATAAAGAGTTTTTATAATTGCCCGAATTATATTAAGATATTTTATTTTATCATTAGATACTTCTTTGCCGCCTTTACCGCCCTTGCCGGTCTTCCTAACATTATTAAAATTGTTAATAAACTCGTCGCCTGAATGCTTTGAGGTTTTTGTCAATAAACTAACATTAGATATTATACTATTTTTTATAGATTTTATATTGCCATTCTCAAAATCTGCTATAATATTATCAGGAAATACGCTATTATTCTTTCCCTTCATTGCTTCAAGCCATCTCCTAACTATCTTAGAATTATTATTCATATCATATATATAATCTTCTAAATATATACGCTCAACAATTTCTTCGCCAGCGTCTCCTGCTCCGGCTTCCGCATCATCTGCATCTGTAGCGTCGGCCTTAGTATTAGCATTAGTCTTAGCAGTCTTTTTGGGGATGAATCTCAAATCGCGAGGCTTATTCGTCATCTTTTTCTCAGCATATTTTTTCTTAAATCCTATCAGTTCCGGGCGATTTGCATTTTTTAAATCAATATCTTCATTAAAGCTATCATCCAGCTTTTTCAAGCAACAGCCATTTAAAAACTTGTGTATCTTTACATAATTTACATCGGGCATATATATCAAAGATTGTATATATTGCTCCCTACATAAGCTGAGTTCCTTCCCGCATTCCTTATTTTTATATAAGCCATATAATTTATCTCTTTCTATTTTTCCCTTCTGCTCCTTCTTTTTCTCCCGACATATATCATCTTTCTTTTTCATTCTCTCCAGATTTTCCGAATAATATTTCTCAATCACTTTGTAAGTATTTTTAAACATATTATCGGTTTCTATCAAAAACTCATTATTACTATTATTTATCAAATAATCCGCTGCAACCTCTATGATATATGACATAACACCGCGATCCTCTTTTTTATTAAGAGGCGAACCGCAGTTATCCCAATAACTCAAGAAATTACCATTCAAATAATCAACATCTATGAATATCGTATCATTCAATATCTTATCTTGTAAGTTTATTATACAATACGCCAGGGCATTTAAAAACATATCATTAAACTCCTCGCACCATATTTTATTATAAGATACTATAACATTATCTACATTATCATCAATATCCGAAAAAGGTTTATCTCTATTATTTATTAATGCTAATATAGATTTGGGCGATAATTTATCCAAATAATTAAGCATCTCTTCGCTTATTTCCAAGTCATTATCTTGAAACGCCTTAATATACATATCGCGTCTCTTTGATATACTGCGATTATACTTGAACAGCTCGCTACATAATGCATCATAATCAAACTCAATATTAGCCGATTTACCAATATTATTCAGGATATTCAACATATTCTCCAAACTATCTACAAATCCCACCTCATTCTTATAAATAATATTTGTTATATATTTCTCTATATCATAACGACTTAACTCATTATATCCAGTTATATATCCAATATCTTCGGCGTCGGCGTCGCCAGCTCCATTACCCACATCATCAGTAGCTTCCTGAGTCTCAAACTCTATCATAGGTATTCCCTCATTCTTATCGTGATAGTGGCTATCTTTTATTTCTTTGTGTTCTCGGTATGATATTAAATATTGCTTGCCGTCCTTATCATAGTCAAATATGTGATTTCGCGAATATTCATTCTCTTTTCTGGCGATTTCGTACTTCTTTACAATAATCTCCTTCTTTTCGTGCGTCTTCAAGATGTCATCAATAGATTGTATAGCCTCCAAGATATTGCTATTTTTCAAAGAACGCGTTATAATATCTAATATCTCTAAGATAACTGCGTTATCATCGGTGTTTCCAATACCCATAGTTCTTATAGTGTCAATTATAGCATAGGTCTCCAAATCCTTCAATGGCTTTATTTTGTCAGTCATTATATTATTCTCGCGATAGTCTTCCAAACTCATCTTATTTTTATCCAAAAAGTCTATTACTTTTTCTGTAATGTTCAATAGCTGGATGCTAGTATTCAATTTATCAAAGAATATTAACTTCTTATTTATAATATCCGGCTTCTTAATTTTAACAGGTCTTGATACATTCTTTCGCTCCTTATATTGTTCCATAACATCCGCGAGATAATCGCATAAAATGCCAAAATCCTCCTTATTAATAAAATCCAAGGATTTACCAAACTTATTCAAGACATTCTCTATGTTATAATAATCAAGCTCAAAGCTATCTTTGAGATACTCTATGATATTGCTGATATCCGGTCTGACACCTTTTATTAAATCGCTGACATTTTCGCAATTTTCCGAAGATACATAATTGATATTCATATTCATATTCATATTTTTCGTTGTCGTTAAATGCGATGTTATCTTAGTGTATAGGTAATCATTTATAACAGTCTTTGGTATTTTGTAATAAGCAGATATTATAGGGATATTCACATCATCTGCTGGGAATACTGGGTAATATATAGGAAATCCCTTGTCTCGTGGTTCTATTGTGATATTTATCTTGGCTTCAGGCTTAAATCGCAGTTTCTCAGAATCTTTATTGTATTTAATGCAAAAAAAATATTTTTCTTTTGCTATATCGTGATTTATAACAGTCTTCTTTTTCAAATTATTAAAATTGGCAACTTCGGTCTTATCCGCCATATCCGCGCTATAATCATTCTTTTCGGCTTCGGCATCAAACACATAATTATCATAATTTTTCAATTTCCCGCGATTGCCATCTATATCATTTATTATATCGTAAAAAAGATTCGTTATATTATTGGCCTTCTTCTTATTCGCAAACAATTCAAATAAACTGCTCTTTATTTCCTCACGGGACAACGCTATAAATGAAGGATTGTCTTTAATAATATCATCTAAACTCATTATTTCTAGATATTCTATGTCCTCCAATTCTTCTTCCTCAAAAATATACTCGTTGTCGTTGATATTAATTGACATATTATTTTTCCCTTTCTTTTAATATATAATAATATAAATTATGATACATTATTATCAATTGCGAATTTATTCCATTTTGTCTTAATATCAACCAAATAACTGACAATCTCCTTGCATACTTTATCCATAAATGCGATAAACATATATTTGTCGGTAATATTATCAAGAGTTATCCTTATAATCATAGTAGATTTGAGAGGATGCGGACAAATATAGCCTATGAACTTGCACGCCATATTATTGACTGTTTTCTTGTTCCTCACATAACTGTCGTGCACATATGATTGTATAATGTTTCCCAGCGTATCGTCTTCGTTATCAATGATAAACTCGTATGTCTCGGCAATATCTTGGAATTGCTGTATTTTTACAATTTCCGTCGTATTAATATTAACCAATTCAGTCATTAGATTATTCAACTTAGCTATAACAATATCCAGAGATTTCGGGATTAAATATCTGGGCCCCATATTAACATTAATATGCTCTATGTCAAACTTGAACTTCGTAGGGTCGCCGTATTCATTCATATAATATGCCCGCTCTTTATCAAGCAAGCTCTCGTATTTCTTAGCTTCCTTGGGGTCCTGGATATACGAAAAGTTTGATAGTGAAACTGGGTTAAACGATGCATTATCGCGCCCAGTTCTTTTGACAATATTCGCCTTCAAATGTAGATGTTCGCCAGGTCTCAATCTCGTAATCAAGATATTAAGTTTTGATACCTTGTTTGGCGGAAATAACTCTCTCAGCTTCTTCTCAGTAATTTCTACATCATTAAAGGTCGCCTTGAAATCCGTGGTTCGCACATCAATACTTTTATTCGTAGTATTATTAACATTCAATTCAATCACGAGCGAATTATCCTCGTAATTCTCAATTTCGTCGGCCGTCATACAGATAGGAATTAGCCCGATGCGATGTATAATAAACTCGTCGTGTAATGCTCCCGTATTAGTTATGACACTAACAGTAGGCTCCTCCTTCTCCAGTTTTTCCCCGATTGCTCCCAAGTTTGGAATATCCGTCATAATAATCCTTCGCATACCATTGACAATCGCCAAGTCAATATCGTGAATATCAAAGCTGTGATTATTTGAAGGGTCGGCCGAATCAAACTTATAATTGTAAAACATTCTATTAATATATAGTTTATTATATTTTTATCTTATATAATCAATTTTTAAAAAAATAAAAAACATAAAACTAAAGAATAAAGAAAACATATATCGCATTATACTAATTATACTAATTATACCTTTGTATTTTTTTCATATAATATGATGTATACTATTAGGATTATCATAAGTATCATAGGTATTATTGATAGTATAGTAACAATCCAACTCCATAAATAGCATTCTCCTTTTGTTAAACAAGTTATATTGTAAGCCGTCAATAATATGACAAGCAGATATACAAAATACGCTATTAAATATAATCCGGGACCTTCCAAATACACATTCAGCGCAAGAGATATTATAGTAAGTATAATACTAACTGCAATATACACCCATCCCTGTGTGGAAAAATAGTCCGACATATATCCTTATCTATCTATTATTATTAAGATATATATATTTTTGATATCCTGATACTCAGACATCTCCGGGACATCTATGAAATCAAGGTATTCATAATTGCGAAACACATAGATGTCCGGGATTGCATTTCGTTGATTGGATTGGACGCGAAGAACTGAATAAGCGTCTTGATATTTTTGACATCGTTGCATTGGCATAGATAGTAATAAATATTTGAGCTTGTAATAAGCTTCTTGCTGAATGTTGTAATTTGTAGATTTCTCAGCTGCGCCAAGTGATACTGAATAATTGGCGCAAATTGCTTGTCCATCTCCTTATTCATCTTGTATCTCTTATAAGTTGGATTATATGTCGTAGTTGATTTATAATAGCTGTAGAGGCTATCCTTGATAGTTGAGATAATCGTATGTACAAGATATGTAGGGTCAATCTGTCTCCCGTTATTATCAAGCGGAATCTGGATATTCGGGTTATATGTCACGATATAATCCTTAATAGTATAATTCTGCTTGTTTTTCATATAGACGCTAAGAATATTCATCCATACATTCGGGTGGCACGGGTCAGTCTCTTCGCGATAGTTAATATACATTGAGGATATCTTGTATAGTCGCGAAAAGTTCTCTCCATCTACCTTTTTCTTAATAATCAATCCATAGCTTTTATTCTCGTTGATATATGTATTGGCCTGATTGATATCTGCGAAATAAGCCGGATATTTTACACCCATATTAAAAAGCTCTTGGATAGCCGATATATTAATATCATATTCTTCTAGCGTAATTCGGTTCTTCGTATTGATATGCACGAGCTCCTTATAATTCTCGCCTAGCACATCAGTATAATCAATAATATGCTTGTTATCATAGTGAATCAAGACAAACTCATAAGCGTGCTCGGGATTCAAATTTGACGCGAACATAGCCCGCAGAGTCTCTCCGACATCATAAGGCGGAATGTGCGAAAGCATTTCAGCAGTTTCCGGAGATTTACTATAAAATCCATATAGTACCTCGTCAAACATCTTACCGTGCGATTTCGTAGGATGCGAGAACTTTGAACTATTCGCGTCAGGACAACTGGATGTCCCGAAATACCACTGATTCTTATAATTATAAACAGTAATAATAGTTCCATCATAAGCCTCATAACATCTGTCGGTATCGCTGTAATTCGCCGAAATATATTCCTCATACCCGATTCTACGCGGAATAGAATTTGCATACGTAACGACAACATTATTATTACAAGAGAGAGTAAAATCCAATACAATACTCCGACACTGCTCATAAAGCTCCTTATATTCGCAAATATCACTCATCTTGTAATTAGTGTGAAGGAGAACAATATCCTCGTTATCTTTGAACTTCTTAACCTTGATATTCGGCCAGAAATGATATTTTTTCAGCGTATTAATCAGCGTATTTGCATAAGTAGTATTGCCATCGTAATTACTGTAAGTTTTTTCAATTAATTGAGTAAGATTGGTAGGGGGGACATTGGACAATGGCATATCACTGCTCATAATAATACTTTGTTAAAAAATATATATATTTAATTGCTTATATCAATTTTTATAAAAATATGATGAAAAATTGACAGCTGTACAAAAATAAAGAGTAAGAGTAAAATATCACTATGTCAGTTATTTGCCAAGAAGAATCAGAATCTGATTATGAAATAGTTCAGTCGTGCTATCAAACAAAAAATTGGCGCAAAAATTGTAAATGGTATAATAATGGGAAATCAAATGAATGTGAAAAATATCAAATAGAAATTATAGAAAGACTAATTTCTATTAAATTAGAAAAGACAGATGACAGATTAGATATAGAAAATATAGAAATAAAAAATATCAGATGCCCTTTGACAAATGAAAACGGATTTGATTTTACTGAAAACTTTGACGGAGTAATAAATAGAGAGGGAAAAAAACTTTATTTTAACTTAAAGTTTATATGTGATAGCGGAGGCTCACAAACGCGGTCGCTAAGAGAAGTGTATCATTTTATTAAATGTCAAATGGAATACCTAGTTAAATATGCAAAAAATAATGATATACTATTCTTCAATATTCTTGATGGCGATACGAGCTATAAAAGTATGGGGAAGTTTAATTATTTATTGAACAAAGAAAGATATTATGATATTAAAGATAATATTTTTGTAGGAAGCTTATACGATTTCAATAAAGATATTGTAAAATCAGGGAGATTCTGTGCTATCTAATCTGTCCAATAGATATTCGGCGATTGAATATACAAGGTCAAATGATATTCTCTTTCTTGCTATATCCTTGCTTTCTCTGTAATTTGTTAGGAAAAGCGAATTATACTTTTCTCTATGTTCCCGCAAGTATTTATTGAAGCTAACGATTAATTTTTTCTGCTTCTCTTCATCTATTGCCGGCTCTATTATTAGCGTCGCATAAGTCCGCGCCGATTGATTAGGTGTATTATCTATATATATATCTTTATTTTCTACATATGATAATCCTATCTGTGATGTAATATTATCATCTATACATTTAACAACGATATTTGTATTATATTTGTCAATATTCTTATTAGTAAGTCGCGTAATTGTATAAATACTATTTAGAGGCAATTTATATATTTCGCCACCAATCATATAGTTATTTTTAGAGTTTAGCTCAGTAATTATATTAGCCTTTGAAGGATATATAGTGATATCTATCATATTATCGCAATAACCTTGTTTTAGTTCAAATTGGAAGGAGCAGATTGTATAAGATGTATCAGAAAACACTTGTTCTTCAAAGATATTCAATATAATAATCTTGTATTTTTCTAAAAATAACTTGCGCAACTCTATATCCGCCTGACGAATAGAAGACCAGAAATTTAAAGGGATTATTATAATCCCGCCCGAGCAAGTATTGCTTATAATATTCTTGATAAAACACTTGTACAAATCGTTGACATTATATTTATCAAATAACTTTTTATCAGCACTTTTATTTCTCGCGAGATAAGGCGGATTTGTTATAACATATTTATTATTATAATCTGGTGGCTCATTTATCGTATCTCTCTTTACAATATAATCCTTCTTAGGCTCTATATCATAACACTCTATGTTATATTTAATATTTTTGAGATTTCCGGCATTTTCTATAAAAGCTATAAGATCGCCATTACCCGCAAAAGGCTCAATGATATCAAAGATATTATCGGGTATTGTAATATTTTGTAGAATATATTCGTTATTTGTCGTGTAGAATTGTCCTAGCGCCTTCTTAGATTTATTAGACATCTTCTCTTGAATATCTTATTACTTTATAATATTATCATTTTTTATCTTTTTGTTTTTGCGATAGCCCCCCTCTGGCAATAGCCCTAACAATAATAGCAGTACATATATATTGCTGTCATTATTAGAAATACCGTATATATTCTATATAATGTCCTGTCATCTATATAATTATTTGTACCAATATAAGCCCCTGCAACTCCACCAAGGATACTTCCGGCAGCTACTATAATAGCTGCATTAAAATCCAAAAATCCGTGCTGATAATATAGATATAATCCTGGTAATGCATTAGGTATCGTATTTAAGAAAAGAGATATTGCGACAGCTTGCTGAAACGAAAAATCATAATAAACTAATAAAGGCAATAGCAAAATACCACCACCAATACCAATCAACCCAATAATAACCCCAATTATTACTGAGCCAATAAACAACCCTATAATCATCTATATTATTATTTAGAAATTTATAATAACACCCGCGATTACAAGCATAAATCCAAAAAATAAAATATAAAAATATATATACCCTAATCTATATCCCTTTACACATCCGCATCCACATCCGCATCCGCATATTTACTCAGAATCCTTATCCTTCTTCTTGTCAGTCTTAGCCTCCTTCTTGGCCTTCTTGGCCTTCTTAGGCTTCTCATCTTCTTCAACTACTGCCTCTTCCACGACAGGCTCCTCCACCTCCTCAGTCTCCTGAGCTTCAACAGTCTCTTCTTCCTCGTCGGCATCCGCAGCATCCGCAGCATCAGCGGTATCCGCGAGAGTGGCCTTGTAAGCCTTCCACTCTTCTGCGAGCTTAGAGAACCTTTCGGTATTTGAAAGCTCAGGAAACTCTTCGCGAATCCTTTGCTGATTGTCCCTGATATACTGCTGATACTTGGTAAGAGGCTTCTTAGGCTTCTCATTACCATCCTCATCAAGATTGCTCCTCTTCTTCTTCTTGGTATCCTTCTTCTTTTCGGCAATCTCAATCTTGTTATTCTTCTTCTTCTCCTTGAAATCCTTCTTGAACTGAGCGAAATGCTCATCCAAATCCTTAGAGGTGTTAATCTCATCAGGAATATTCTTCATATACTCCTTGAAGGCCATTCCGATAGTCTGGACAGCAGCGGCGGACATTCTTCTGAAAGAGTTTCTGGATAAAACTTGGAAAGGCTTTTGAAGTTTGATAGGCTGTTCTGTAGGCGGGCTTTAGCTTTTGGCTTAGGCTTGCTTTGACTGCGATAGTAATAATTTAAATACATTTTTGTGTCAATTTTTATCTTAATAATCTCAAATTATAACAAATTTATTCCCATAATCCTATAATCCTATAACCCTATAATCCTATAACCCTATAATCCTATAACCCTATAATCCTATAATCCTATAACCCTATAATCCTATAACCCTATAATCCTATAACCCTATAATCCTATAATCCTATAACCCTATAATCCTATAATATTGATTATTATTATTTTTATGAAGGCTATTGAGAGGCTTGGTGTATTTTCTCATTACCAGTATGATTTCATAAAAAGAAGCCAGATTTCTCTAAAAATTGAAATTTAAAATTTGAGTACATCTTTCTTTTTTTTCAAAAATTTCAAAAGTTTTTTGAAAATTACAAAATAATTCAAGAGATGTACTCAAATTTTAAAATGAAAAAATATTAATATTCCAGTGTCTCAAGAATTGCTGTGGTAATCTAAATATTTTTAGAAGTTTTAATAGATAAAATTATTATATTCGTTAAAATATATAAAAATATCTAATATCTATAATATAGAAACTTTCAGATTGTATTTGTAGCTTATTTTATATCTATTATGGAAGAAGCTAGAAAAATTAATGAATTGATTGATTATGTTTTAGAACTTGCTATTTTTCGCCATCCGGTTTTTTATAGTACTTATCAAACCATACTTGGCCTACTACTTTTGACGCCTGTTCTGATGTTAATTGGTTATTTACAATTTTCTCTCGCATCTCTAAAAAATATTCAAGGCTACTATATTCAAATCCCTCCTCTTTCGTAACCATAGCATATAACATAGGATATCTCTCTTCAAAAAACAAGATACCCTCAATTGATTTTTTCATTTCATTCAATAGCTCCGTGTGGGATGAATGTTTTGCCTTGTTCTCTGTCATATACAATACAATATCTTGAACCATCGCTTTTATATCAGCAGTTTCCATACCATCTTTAACAAAATCAGCAACCTTTCTCCTTTTTCTTTCAGTACTTTCAGTACTCATACTATTTTAAATTAATTATCAATTTTATCTTTATATAATAATATCTATTTTATATATAGAATAATGAAAAAAGAATTAGAATATGCTGAATTAGATTATAACCATAATGTTCCCGTCCCTCCTCGGCCAAAAAATGCCGGATTATATACTGGCGATGTCTTATTTGACAAAAAACCCTGGGGTAATAGTTATAAAATGCCTCCTGCTGAACCTGATGCTGTCGTGTATGCCTCGCATTTTTATGCAAGCCATCACATACCCTCGTATAATAGACCTGGAAATAATCACATAAATACAGATAAATATAAAAAATATACATCAGCCAACTGTAATGATAATTACAATTTCAGCTGTCATACAACAGATATAATATAGAAGCTTGCGAAGCTTACGCAGCGATATCTTGAGCTACAAGATTGGTTGGTTGGATTTTCTTAATAGTATCTTTGTGTTTAATCAAGAAAGTACAGATATACTTATATACCTCATCTACTTGTTCAAAAGATACGCCACCTGTAATTAAGATGCTCCCACTCTCAAACAAAGCCCCGGTAACCTTTTTACAATCACCGACTTTTTCTCCCTTTCCTTTTCCATAGCATTTCTTAGGGCAATAACAAATACCATTCTTTTTTTCATTGCATTTATTCCAGAAATATTCTAGCTTAACCCCTTGATATATTCCAGGTTGAAACGAACACTTGTTATTATATATATCGCTGATAAATAAATTGTGTATCTCGCGTCTCTTTAAGCCGAATGGAACCGCAAGAGAATCGTCGCAATATACCTTGAAATCCGTGTTAATCATCCGAATCTTGAAGTTCTGATATTTCAATTTCAATTCATAATTATCATCGCGGTTATTTATAATGTCCTTACTAATATCATCATAGATATTCCTGATATTCGCAATAATATGATTGACAATAATGACAGTATCCTCAACGACCTTTATTCCAGTTATTTGAATATTGCCATTCTTAAATATTTTTACATTTGGCATATATTTATCGTTCTTGTATATAATTGTAACCTGGTTATCAAACCTATTTTTCTTCATCTTATTTTTTTTACTATTCCTCCTCTTCTTGGGATATGTCCCGCGATTTAAATCCTCGCCATCCTTCATATATTGTGCCCATACAATCCCGTCTGTATCATCCTTATCTATTATTACAATATTTTCAAACAGCATCTTCAAGTTTAAATTAATATCCTCGCCAATATTCGCATTACAAGTTATAGTAGAAACTCTATAATGCGAAAAGTTTATATCCTCGGCTTTCGCCGTAGCCGTAGCCGACGACACAACAGAAACACAGCAATTATTATCAAGACTAGTCATTCTTAATAGCAATAGTAATTTGGGTAATTCACAATATTTATTGTATCAATGTTCTTATATCATTTTTTGTTTTTTTTTGCCTCAATTTTATTATTCATATTATCTGTAATGTTTTTGAGATAGGATGTATTTACAATTTCGTAATTGTATGTAGTGGCTATCATAGGTGGCAAATTTAATAGGTGCGTTTTTTCATTTGAATGATGACCTTTGCGAAATTCCTCAATATTCATAGGACCATTAAAGATATCCAGCAAAAATCTTGAAGGTGCGGGGCGTATCGGGCGAGTGCATCCAAAATGTTTGCTCAACATCTGTATCAAGCTATTTATCTCCCATACTTTGTCGCTCCCACAATGTGAAGAGAAGTTATATGCATTTGCACATTCTAGCGAACAAAAGTTCCCGAACAATATATAAGTATTTGTAGTAATATTATATTTATAAGGCATCCCATATATCCTGTCTTTAATAGAGTGGCAACACCAATAGCAATTATTTGAAGATTTAATAATATTATCATTATAATCTATATTAGTATCTCTATCTCTATCATTATCATCCTTAATCAAATTATCCTGAATCGTATTATAAAAGTTAGTCTCATTTATATAACAACAGTTCGGCTCATATGGCGTCGGGGCTTCGTGTAATTCATCAGTAATACTTATTTTATTTATATCATTATCAGATATCGGCAACTGCAATATAATATCCTCATTTTCCACAACTACAACGTCTTTTACAATAGTATTCATTAAGCCTTTCTTCTTATCTATTGTAGATTTAACATCGCTGTTTTTACTTTTTCTCGGCATTTAATTATAAACGCTTATATTATTTATATGTATTTACAGCTCTATTTGTTATTATCAAAGTAATCTTTGAAATATACTAGTGTCTTTATTAACTCATTATTAACATTATCAGAAGGTTTTTTGGTGTTTTTTGTAAATGTTATCCCGGTCGCTCCCGCCCCAGATGCTCCTCTGGTTCCCCCGGCTCCTGAGGCCTTGCTGCCGATTATACATTTTTCTTTTATTTCTCTTATCTCTCCATTGAGAGAGTTAATAGTATCTATTAAATATTTTATTATAAATACAAATACTATTATTATTATCAAAACAAATAAATCCATAATACTTTAATTATATCAAAGAATATAAAAATAATTGATAGCCGATGGTCTCTTAGCTTAGCTTAGCTGAACTTTAAGCCAGCACCGCCATTAAGGACTGTGAGGACATTTATTTCCATAACATATATAGTAATTTCAAAATTGACCGGATAGACTCTATTTAATATATCAGTATATATTTTAGTGATATATGTATATTTGTCATCATCCTTAACCTCCGTATTTACATTCACAGATAACGAGGTAGTAATTTGCGTATTATCATAAGAACCTGAGCTTATCTGTTTTTCAGGAAATAAAGCGAATGAATAGCAATATATCCCCGTTCTCGGTATATTCGTATGATATTTATGAGGCTCTATGTGATTATAATAAGTAGCGTCATAATCAGCACGTGTTATTTCTCTGTTCCATAATATTGACGCCTTATCTAATATTCCAAGACCCTCGCTATATTCGTGAGACCCCGTGTAATTTGTATAATTATTGAAGTTTTTGACAGAATCGCTTCTTCGCGTAATCCATATAATCTCCTTAATGTGATGATTGGCATTTGTTATATCTATTAGCGTATGATTGGCATTCAATGCAATTGCCTGCGTTTTCTTAACAGTATTAATAATATAATTAATCTGGTTAGTATTCAATAGCAAACTACTTCTTTCTGCACTATCTAAATATACATAGGTACATAATAGCTCATTATTAACATCAAAATTGACATCGCTTGGCTTGACGAATGTCGCAATAGATATAGGTACTGCCGGGAGGTGTGTAGTATTATACATTAGCGGACTCACATAGGTATTCAATATATTACTCCATACCTGATATAATCCCTCAAAAGCATTATCGTTAATATAAATATCTAATTCAACCTCGTTATTCTCTAATTTTAATAACGGAAGCGCAAGCGAGGGATTCTTGGTAAACCAGAAATTGAGCGGAACCTGTATTTTTCTCTTTTTAATACTCGGTGTTTGAGGAGTTTTTGCGAAACTTGATACAGGATAAGTAACATTATAAAGCCTGTTATTTAACACACGATATTTTGGCACGAAATTGAAAGGCGCCGTATATTCATCTATATTCCCTATCAACTTATTATATTCAATATTATCTTTACTCGTGAGTTCATTCCATATATTCATCCATTCGCCATATAGTGTCTCTATATTAACAACCCCTATTTTAAGACGCGCTTCCTTAATATAATTGAAACCCAAATTATTGACCCACCTGAACTTATATATATTATCCGAGTATATATCGGGAATTTTGAATGTCAAAAACATACCCGATAATAAATCTGCATAACGCTTTATTTTAAAATTAATGCGCAATTCAGAAGTGGATGTTTTAAAACCAATATTGCTATCGCCGGTAGAAGTAATAACAATAGTATCCATAGAAAAATTAGTATGTTTTTTGAGAACATATTTATAATAATTAATATGCGGATTTAAGGTAATATATTCGCTCATATTACCCTTCAAAACTAATTGCATCAATCCGCCTCCCATTTTTATTTATACCCTTTATTATATTAAAGTTTTATTAATAGGCTTATATACTCTTATTTTTCAGGATACCTGCGGATACCTACGAATACCCGCGGATACCTGCGGATACCTACGAATACCTACGAATACCTGCGAATACCTGCGAATACCTACGGATACCTGCGAATACCTGCGAATACCTGCGAATACCTGCGAATACCTGCGGATACCTGCGAATACCTGCGAATACCTGCGAATACCTACGGATACCTGCGAATACCTGCGAATACCTGCGAATACCTGCGGATACCTACGGATGCCTACATATCGGCGTATTTTCCTACAAATACCTTCATTTTCTCATATCTTCTGTCATCATTGTATTCCTCTAACTTTTTTTCTGATTCTCTCTTATCTATTATTATAATAGTGGGATATCCAGAGATTTCATATTTATCTATTCTATCCTTGCAATCCTTCATATTATACTTTTTAAAGTCTAATTTATTCCCATATTCACCATTAAGCTTGTCCCATACTCCAGATTTACTGAAATCCTCACAGTGTCCGCAGCCGTCCATATAATAATACTCCATCCTGTATTTTTTATCAGCCGATTCGCCCATAAAAGTCTCCATTATTTTATTTTTATTATATGCGAATAAAACGGCAATAGCCAATAATAAAAATAATATTATTGAAATCATAATAAATATATCGCTTCCGAAAAAACTCTTTTTTGCAGCCATATTAATATCCTACTTGTATAATCTTCTAAATTATTATTAGATAATAATATCATAATTATTAGATATTTCCTTGTATTCTCTCTTTATTCTCTCGGTTTCTCCTATGATATCATAGTCATTATCATTATCATTATCAAATTGTATTATAATTGAATTATAAAAATACGCCCCATATCTATGCATATCTGTCTCTGTATCCGTATCCGCATTTGCGCTAATCTTATTATCAATATACCCCTTGATAAACTTGATAAAATACCCCTTCTCTATTAAAAATATCCTTACATCCAGAGAATCATAATTTATCGCAGCGTCATAATCTTTTAACACATAGCAATCATAATTATTCTCTCTAAGTATATTGACATACTTGTCAAGACTATTATCATCGCACACAATTATAGTTCTATATACAAGATAGTTTGAATATAGCTCCTCTAATCTATTAATTATCTCGCGCGTCATTAATACTTTATTAACTATTATTGTTTTTGCCTTATGTATATTATCCATTTCAAAAAATAACTAAAAAATCTTGTTATATATTAGAATATGAGTCGAATATCAAATGATACATATGATATTTCATACCCCTTACAACTTAACAGTGTAAATAAGCCTAAAGATACATTTGATATGAATGCTCTCAACTTATCAATAAGTGCCGTTAAAAATGCTTATTACGCTGCAAGAAGAGCATCCCCGCCCGCTGCAAGAAGAGCATCCCCGCCCGCTGCAAAAAGAGAATCCTCGCCCGCTGCAAAAAGAGAATCCTCGGCAAAATCCTCGTCAGGATCATCCTCGTCTGCTGCAAGAAGAGCATCCTCGGCAAAATCCTCGTCTGCGTCAGGATCATCCTCGTCTGCGTCAGGATCATCCTCGTCTGCTGTAACAGAAAGAACAGCAAGAACAAAATATAGTAGGGCTGATTTAAAAATAATAAAAAAGTTAGCACAACTATGGTGGTCTAATAAGTTTAGGAATTCAGAAGAAAAAGAATGGTTTAATTTGACTTATTCAGCACTCAGCCCTGAGTCAAAAAGAGAAGTTCAAAGACTCGCCGTCGATGGTTCAAACAAAAATTTTTTAGATTATTACTCGCCACCACGAGCAAGAGCATTCAAACCTGCGGAACCACCCCCCCCGCCTCATTTATGGGGACGTACTGGTTCAAGTTTCAGAGCGAACAGTAATGGCGATATAATTGGCCCTATACATAGAAGTACGGGCCCTGCAAGTGGCCCTGGAAGGAGACGAGTTCATCGCAAATAATTATAGTTCTATATACAAGATAGTTTGAATATAGCTCCTCTAATCTATTAATTATCTCATGTGTCATTAATACTTTATTAACTATTATTGTTTTTGCCTTATGTATATTATCCATTTCAAAAAATAACTAAAAAATTCTTATAATATATTAGAATATGAATCGTGGAAGTCAAGAAGAATTGCGCTCTGATATTGAAGAGATGGATAAGAAAGTTAAAGACATTGAGAAGCGTATTAAAGAAAAGCAAAATTAATGGGAAAGTCGTGTTTATAACTTGAATTATACCCCGCCAGGAGTAGTAGGCCAGGATCGTACGATGTACCGGAACCAATAAAAAATGATCTATCCAAATTGTACACTGATATTAAAAATATGAAGAATGAAGCTGCCGCCATTCGTATGAGTATTACAGTAATGAAAAATGAGCTGGAAAGTGTTAAGAAAGCATCCTCGTCTGCGTCAAGAGCATCCTCGTCTGCGACAACAGCATTCTCGTCTGCGACAACAGCATTCTTGTCTGCGTCAAGAGCATTATCGCCCGCAACAAGAACATCCTCGTCTGCGTCAAATACATATGGTTTACGTAAACGAAGAGGGAAAAATCTAGATAATAAAAAAACGCGCAAGTGAACTTATAATATTATAATTATATATTTTGATGTGATAATTTATTTTTATTAGATACTGTGATATATCGAATATTATAATTATGTTATGTAATCAATATATAAGATTATTCATTATAACTAATTATAATGGACGAACAAATCATCAAGATTAGTATAGAACAATTTAGAGATATCTATAATTCAGTAGATGTACCACGCAATATTTTGGATAAAGCCTTAGATATTAAAAATACATATTCGTGTTTCAACTCTTATTATGACCCTAAAATGATATGGGCAAAAAAAATATATAATAATAAAGAGAAGTATAATAAACCTAAGGTTAAATCAAGATTTCACATCATAATACCCGACTTTACAAAGAAATCCGAGCTGAAAAGGTGTTTGATAGGTAATTTAAATAAACTAAGTATTAAAAACAGGGACAGTATCTACGAGAAAATTAAGGAAATTATCGCTGTAAATGATAATAATGATATCAAGGACGATATTTTTATGATTATATGGAATTATATTAAAACGAGCGGAGACGAACTGTATAGCAATATACTCGCTCTATTTGACAAGGAATATGTATGTGCGATGATTGATAAACTCTGGAATAATTACATAAACAATAAGGAATGGGATCCGCCGAAATATATATACGAAAACAATCTTCTGGTATTGAACGACGAATACGATATGTATTGCGAATATACCAAATGGAAGCGTGGGATAAATAATATTAATAAGATATGGATTAAATATAAACGCGAAGAACTGCTAATATTGCTAAATAATATCGCAGATTACGTGGTTAGTATTGTATATAATACCGATATCTATAAATATATTCCGGATATTTTACTGGAACAATTATATAAAATCTTGGCTATCGCTAAATATAATTGTATAATAGATAAAATTAAAAATATAAATATTAAAAACTTGGATAATTCTACTAAGTTTTTTATTTATAATATTATTGAATTATAAAAAAATTATTTCTATATAATAGTATAGAGTAAGAAATAGTACAATGAAAGAGAGTGAAAATAACTTATCTTTTTATAGTAGTGCCATAATCCAAGCAATTTTTGCTATATTATTGTTAATAATCCTCAGTTATATTTACAAACTGGAGAATATGGGGTGTGAATGTTCGGAACACCCTAACAAGGATTTTATCAAGAACTTCACAGTAATAGCCCTCGGTTATTTCATAATAACTTCTGTTATATCGCTTAAATCTATCGCTAAAAGTATGGGATTCGTCGTAGTCCAATTATTATCAATTGCTACCTTCGTATTCTTCTTAATGTTCGTCGTATACATATACTACGCCTTTGATTATGTTAGATATTTAACCAACGAGAAATGCAAATGCTCCGAGGATTTAAGCCGCGATATCATCTCCATAGGTACAATGATATCTCTCTTCCTCTTCTTGACCCTCCTATTCACCATAATTATCATCCCTATCCTATTAAGCACACTAAGCAGCCTATTATCCAAGATAGAAGTATTTGAAGAGGAAGTGGAAGACACTATCCGCAACCCGATGAAATCTCTACGCAGCACCCCTGATAGAATCGTTAGATCCGTTAAAGAAGTCGGCAGCTTTGTTAATAAATCCGCTAAAAAAATAACCAATCTTAGAAAAAATAGATAAATAACAAATAGCTATCTATTTTACAATTTAACCTTTATTTTTATTCATATATCATATAATATGTTAAAAAAATAGTTATTTTCATAATAGTAGTCGTATGTATCTCGTATATCCTTTGTATTTTATATATTTAATGTGCGCGTCCCCTTCTTAGGTCTTCCTCGCCCTTTTAATATCTGGATATCCGCCGTATCCTCTATAATTGAAGTAATCTCTTCATCGCTAACTGAAAGAGTCTCTATATTATTATCGCTATCATCGGTTGATATCTTGCTATGAACGTTCTTAATTATATTATCAATATCTTCATATTGCTTTTTATCGTTAGACTGTGATGCCATACCTCTGGTTTGTGCGTTCATATTTTGTGCATATGCCGGCATATTTGAAGGTACAGGGTCGCTATTTAGAGAACCAAATAGATTACTTACCATATTGAATAACCCCATATTATCGTTGCTTGACCCGCGATTTTGAGACATTTGTGGCATTTGCTGTGGAGCACCATTTCCCATAACATATTGTTTTGCGGCCGCATTTTGAAACTGCTTCATTAATTCGGGATTAGAACGGAGAACATTCTCTACATCAGGAAGCGGTTGTTCTTTAAACATTCTGCTTGTTAAATGGAACATAAAAGCGCTTCCGGACAGTGATATAAAGAGCCTCAATTCGGGCGCCATCTTCTTGCCCGTTGCCTTGTATTTATAATGCAATTCCTCAAAAATATCATCGTAATCATTTATATTTTCATTTACCTGCTCTGACCACCCATCCAGCTTAATAGAAAACGGGTCATATCTCCCATTAATATATTCAGTTCCCGAGATAAATGCCATCAACATTTTTTGCTGAAATCTTACGCTTCCATCCAATTCCTTTTCTCTAATAAGCCTATTGTATTCGGTTCTCATCTCTTCAATATCAGAGTTCATATTGAATTTGAAGGGTATCTTAAATCCCTTAGATTCCATTCTGTCAAGCTGATATATTATCTCTCTCTTTTCATTTATCTCGTTCTTTATTATTTCCTTAGGGCTCAAAAACTTATTCTTATTTTTACTGCCACCGCCACCACCGCCACCATCGCTTCCACCGCTTCCACCGCTTCCATCGCTTCCATCGCTTCCGTCGCTTCCATCGCTTCCATCGCTTCCGTCGCTTCCATCGCTTCCATCGCTTCCTACACTGCTTCCGCTACTTTCATCGCTGCCTCCGCTGGCTTCGCTAATATTATCATCATATATTTTCTTAATCTTGCCGCGACTTGAACTCTTTTTACTCTCATCACTATCGCTCTCGCTTTCTATTCGCGAACCTCTGCCAATTCTATCTTTATTGCGATATATATTGCCGATATTTTTCATATAGTTCTTTTTACCACCCGACGAACTTCCGCGCGAAGAACCGCCAGAAGACATTGATATAACATCATCGCTTATTTTTTTCCTATTAAACAATTCTTCGTTAATAGCTATATTTGACTGCTTGCCACCACCTCCTGGTATATTAAAACTAAAAGGTTTCTTATTGAAACTTTCTCTATTCAATTCAATTAAATCATCATTTCTATTATTAAAATTTGATAGTAAAGCCATATTATATATTTATTTGGGTATCAAATGTTTATATATCTATTATAATTTTTAAATGTTTATTAATACGCATTCTAACATTCTTACAAAAATAAGTTTCCGTATATTAGCATTAGCTATTTCTACGAGATAGCCACGATAACCAAGTGCCAAAAAATAATTTTCCAGATTTTACATAATATTCAGGGTGAAATTGTACCCCCAATATATCCTTCTTCTTATGATATAATATATCTATCATATCTTTTCTTTTCATTACAGTCTTAATATTATTACCTACTTTGATAACAATATCATTATGATTATACCTATATCTAGTCTTTACAATATCAAAAGGATACCTTATTTTTAAAGGTCTATCATAGTTTCTAATATATCCTGCATCTCTCGTTCTCACATTTGAGAACTTCCCGAATCTTACAGCAATGTATTGCATTCCGTAACAAATTGCCAAAATATGTATTTTGTTAGCGTGTTTAAATATTATCTCTGGAACCTTCGGAGACCTTCTATCAACTATGCGATAATCAGAACCAGATACTATAATAGCATCCAATTTATCTTCCAAATTATTCAATAATTTTGCAATACCTTCTTCATCGTACCAATCTCTAAAACATAATCTTGCATTTCTTATAGATTTTTTAAAACGCATCTTTCTTATATTATTCAACACGCGATTACTATACATCATTATTACTAATATTTTAGGACGCTTTTTCCTTTTCATTATTTTCATTACAGCATATATAACTACTATATAATTTATTATATTTATTTGTAATATCTCCCTTCGTATTACTTCTAATATAGGATACAGCTTGCAAACACGCATCACTCAAATCATCCTTTTTCTTGTTTTCATTAAATATCTTCTTTAATTCCTCGTTATCACTAATATATTCGCGACACAACTCAATACTCAGCATCTTATTATTCTTATATTTATCCCTCCTAAATCCCTTCTTATTCCTCGCCTCTCCGCCCTCTCCCTTACAGGCATTCGCTTCCATATTTATAACATAGATGTGGTTCTTAGTTTTTAAAGAGGCATTGACAAGGACAACATTACCGACCTCCTTGTCCCAATATTTAATTAAACTAAAATAACCGTAGATTATATGCTGGATAGTTTTCATAATGCCGTTTAAATTAGAAGGCTGATTCTCTATCAATACATAATCTATCATATTAATGCCCGTATTTTTTAACCCACCAATAATATTATCCATCTCAATATATATTCTTTCAGATATATCATCAATCCCTTTAATCTCCTTCTTAGACGAAGCCAATTCTATGATACGCCATTCCAATATCTCCAATATCTCAGTCTTTCTTAATATACATAAGGCAAGATTCTTAACCCCGATATCAAAACTAACATATATCATAATTCTAATATCATTATTATATCATCATATCCTTATTTGCTAACTTGTCATAACATTTTAGATACATTTTAGGTCTATGCTTAGGATTCTATTTTTTTGTGATAGTTTTTTGGATTTCGGTTATTATTTTAGGGCTATATGAAGTAATAGTGTAATGCTTTATAAGCACGGAAAGGTCCTTCCAAAATGTATCTCCCTCATATTTAGAATTGTATTTATTAATTTTCTTACATTTTTTATATAGCCATTTGTATGTCTTCTCTAAGTTTTCAGACCTCTTTGATATCTTACTAAGTCTCTGTTCTCTTATTAATCTGCTAATATAGCTTTTCAACTCCTCGCATTTATTATAGTTAGGCAAAGTCTGTCGCAAATCATAAAATTTCATATAATTATACGAGGGACATATCAATAAATTATCTGTATAATCTATAAATGTCGGGTTATTATCTATTATTAATAATCTCTTGCCAATATCATAATTATTTGGTATCTTTATGGTCTTGCTAATTAAAGGTAGTATCTTGGCAATGGATTTCTTTATATCCCCGTATTTATCCATAATACAATTATCGCGCGTTAATAGTGGCCTGTCAAACTTAAAATTATTATGCTTCTCTATTATAGCTATCTCTTTATTCGCCCATTTTTTCTCAGAAGCCGTATAAATATAAAAATAGCTTGATGGATACAGCTTTTTCATAGCATTAATAAATGTGAAAAAATGCGGTCTCACTAATAGAGATTTCTCAGAATAACTTTCATTCAAATATTTATTACATAGCGCCGTATATTTATTTAACCCCTTCATCTTATATTTTTTTACCAATTCAATAATATTATACAAATCACATTGATAATTACAATCACCTATTATAGTTCCATCCAAATCTATTATAAATATATACGGCTCAGCTCTGCCCCTCTTTTCTTCTTTGTTATTCATTAAATCTATTATAATATTATATTAGAATATTGCTTTATAAATAGAAGATATATAAGATAATGGCAGAATCCCATTTATTTAACACTAAAAATATGTCCGCATATAGCCATTTCTCAAATACAATTAATAACAAATATATTGATATGAATAACAGTAAAGAAATAGATATTAAAGTTCCCGATGCATTACTTAAATATTTTAAGGATAAAACGCTCAAATATAATATAGACAAAAGAATATTCTATTATAAGCATATAACGAACAAATTAAAAGATATAAATAATAAACAGTGTCTAAAAGAATACTCTATCAATTCTAAAAAAAATGAAGATGTTCGCGGATACAATATCAATAATAAGGTATTTCTTACAAAAAAGTTCGGTTCTATTAGCAAATACGGGTATATTTATATAGCATCTATTAAAAATGAATTCGGCAAATATCCTATTGCTTCAAAAATTATGATTAATAACCGCGTTAATCTGTTTGAAGCACAGATTAACTTGAAAATAACCGATAAAGTTATTAAAAATATGATATCAAGACATTTCATTCTAACTTACAAAGTTATTATCTGCGACAAAATATCCAATAAAAACTTACCAGATATCGTTCTAAATAAGAAATACTATATTTTATTAAATGAGCTCGCCCGAGGCGATTTGAAACAGCTCTGTAATAGTAAAATGTTCCTCAAAAATAACAGCGTGTTATATAATGTATTTATCCAAATAATGTTATCTATATCTACATTTCATCATCTCGGATTTATTCACGGCGATTGTCATTGGGGAAATTTTCTATATCATATGAATTATAATGTTACCAAAAATAGCTATCATCACTATAATATTTATGGTAAAAATTATTATCTAAAATCCTGCGAATACGTTATGTATATTTATGATTTCGGTTTTGCCGAAAAAATCAAATCTGTCAAAAAATCCCTTATTGACGATGACTATAAAAGATTGATAAATGCTTTTAGAAATAAAAAGATAGAACCGCGTTCCTGGATATCTATAGATAACAATCTGCCATCTGATGAAATCGGCGAATATGTCAAAACATTTAGAAAAGCTATTAATAATAGTCGTCGTTCAAGTAGCGGAAGTGGCAGCTATAGTAGTAGCTATGAAAATAATAGCATATATTTAGAAAAATTAACTATTGATACAATTCTGCCAATATTATTAAAAGCCCCCGACAAAATATTTATCACCAAATTACCTGCAAATGCCACGGTTATTAATAAAAACCCCTATTACATCAATAAAAAAATATTAATCAAAGACTAATCGCATCAATGCGCGCATTAGCATCAGCTGTATATTTTGCTGACAATTCGTCAATATATTCAGTCATTGTTTCAAAGCCGACAAATACCATTTCGTCAATCTCCTTTTTAGTTATATGTAATCGCATTCCCTTCCTCGCGAATATTATATTCATTCCGCTTTTTAAAACGAGATTTTGAGGGCGATAATAATTAGTATATTTGCTATCTTGAATCTGCTTTAATAAAACCTCTTTTACTCTTAGAATATTTAATATCGTCATCAACTGCTTTACAATATATATAAAATTTATAGTTTTTACAGGAATATGCTCTGTATTTTCATTATCTTTATACAAAAGCATACCTATTATATTCTCTCGTGGCACATCGGCAAATATTTTTATAGGAAAATTGTTAGTTAATCCCCCGTCATAATAATGATAATCTCCTATATTTATCGGCTTAAACAATAATGGTATAGACATTGAGGCGCAACAAGCCTTATATACACAGACATCGGGCGTTTTCTCAATAGAAAAAATCTCATTTTCACAAGTATTTATATTCGTACAAGATATATACATATTTACTCCGAAAATTTTAGATAATTGCGAGAATGTAATAGTATCTGATATATCATCCGCATTATACTCATCGGGCTCTTCCGTATCCTTCGCGCCTTTACACCTATCTGCATATTTCCTCTTTACTATAATTTTTAAATGCTTAATCATTACCTCTGTATCAAATAAACCAAGTTCTGTAATTAATCTTATGTACTTTTTAATAGATAAAAAACATAACTCATTATCTTTCATACAATTATATAATACCTCTTCCATCTCATAAATAGTTAATTTAAGGGCAAACATAAAACCTATTAAAGAACCTATTGAACACCCTGCAATATGTTTTATATTCTTATGCATATTATTTAAATATAAGTATCTAAGAGCCCCCACAAATATAACACCACGCATACCACCCCCCGATAAAACTAAATGTGTAATATTAATATTCTCAATACTCGCCTCACTCGCTATACTAGTACTCTTAGTACTCATTTTTAAATATATAATATTATATATAATATATCCAAATATCGCACATATCTCTTAAATATTCCTAAATATGCGAATTATATTCTTGGATACTAACTTTATAGTATATAAGAGCCTCTTTAGATGCATTGTTCTCCGCTTCTTTTTTAGTATTTCCAGTAGCCGTAGAAATAATGCTCCCATTCTTGTCTTTGATACAATATGTAAATATCCTAACATTATCTTTTACGGTTACATTAAGCTCTTTAAATTGTGGTACATCCTGTAAAGAATGAAGCATATGAGATACCAGCATATCCTTGTAATTGTTTTTAATTCTAATGAGTTCGCAAAAGTCTATGTAATTCTCTATAATATATATTATCCAAGATTCTACAACGAAATATCCCGCTCCTGAAGAAGGATTTATATTAATATTGGGAATAATAATATTGTCAGCATCTGTCTGAAAATCCAAATAGAGTGCCCCTAAAAATGCCTCAAATATATCCTCCATAATTTTATAGTTATTCCTTCCACCGGATTCTTCAACCTGCTTAGATATAATGGCAAACTTCGGTAATCCTATTTTATCCGACAAATACCCCAACATCTTTCCATTTACTATCTTCGTCCTAATTTTAGATAAGAACCCCTCGTTTTGGTCTGGAAATCTATTATATAAATAATTCGTTACAATCATTCCAAGCAAAGAGTCCCCTAAAAATTCAAGGCGCTCATAAGACATATCTTGAAGAGGAAGACAATCACACGGACAATTTGCATTACTTTTCTCAAAATCAATATTTTTCATAGTACAATAAGATTTATGAACGAATGCAACACGATATAAATTGATGTTCTTTATTTCTAAATCAGGCAAACCATTGCTACTCAGCAATTTATATAAGTCCTCATCGCTTATCAGAATGTTTTTTGAATTATATGGTTGATTTTCAACATCAATATCCATTGTTTTATTATGGATATTATCAATTCTTTTCATCTTAGTTTTATTTATATATCTTGGTTATATCTATTTCTCAAAATATGATTATATCAATTTTTATATATATAAATATTAAATGTATTTTTCTTTTAAATAGAATAAGATAATAAATGAGTTATCTAGCTAATGATATAACAGCCCCCCTAATCCAAATAGATTCGGTTGCTATCGGGTTTCAATTGGACAGCGAAAGTGAAGCAAGAAATATCAATAGTTTAGATTTAAATAAAGATGAATTTTTGGCCGTAGGAGAGAAAACATATATTCCCGGCGATACTTCAAATACTAAATGGTCTCTTCTTGTTAATAGCCAAGGTACTTCCGTAAATGCCTCAAGAAACCTTGCGCGCGAAAGTTTAACTCTGGATACTTCGCTATACGTAGATAAAAACATTCATTGTTCGGGTATTATTAAAGCGGCCGGGTTAGAGCTTAATAATATCAGAATTGACAATACAACAACTATAACAAGCAATTTAATCAGGGAGTTTATCGTTAAAACTAACGATCTCGTGGTATCTCAGCCTTTCCAAACAGGCTACATTACAAATTATAACAACCTCTATAATATCAATTATGATGTTAAAAATGTTTATACTCCAAACTTCGTTACCTTCGGAGGCCATATTGATACATTTAAAAATACACATCCGCTAAACATTGTCACCACTCCTAACAATAAATTCAGCAGTATGCATATTTCTATAAGAAACGATACTAATAATGCCGAAGAACCTTCAAGAATGTGTATTGGTATGATTGGTGGAAGCAATATATCTCCTGCTATTATTTCTACAACACAAGGAGTTCCGCTTGAATTTCACATCAGCACTTCTTCTGCGAGTATTAATTCAGCCTATGGAACGAGGGCATTACCTATATACAACTCTAATAATGCCCCTGCTATGACAATTGATGCAAATAATAATATAGGTATCGGTACAAATAACACTTCGCAAAAAAATTATAATAAAAGGGTTTTTGAAAATAATAGCACAACTACCGTTGAAAAAATCGGTAAATCTAAATTTGAAGTAAAAGGACTATCTACATTTGATGACATATTATTACACGATTACCAAACAAATACCTATAAACATCTTGACGATATATATATTCGCGGAACAGGTGTAGGGGTTCTAAATGCAACACAAATAAATGGCGGAGATTTTACGGATTCTCTATACAGATTTAATAATAATCTATCTGTCTCAAAGATATTAAACGCAGGCGATGCTAATATCACCAATAATGCAACAGTTGGATGTAATTTAACAACTGAATATTTAAAGGTCAACGAACATTCAACTTTTGAAGGAACAGTTGCCTTTAATAATGATGTTAATTTTGACAGCGTCCAAAATATTAATATCAATAATCTTAATATAAATAACGACCTATTCATCAATAATAAGCGCGTAACACCTCTCAATACAAATGATACTTTTACAGGGAACTTTGAAAAAAGCATAGTAGATGGTAGCAACTATTTATTTGTTTATGTTAGCAGCAATATCGCTTCTCTTGATGCCAATTGTAATGTAAATTTTCCTAATAAACTTGGAATTGGTCTCACAGATACTGACGGTTTTGATGGTGTCCTAAATATTATAAAGAATGATAGAACAACGAGCAATAATTTTGACATATTACTAAAAAATACCATAGAAAACAAGACATACGTCGCAAATATTGGAAGACTCTCGCGACTTGATTATAACGACAACAGCTTGATATTTAACACGAACAAGGTACCTGGGAAAAATAACAACATATATTTTTATCCTTCAAGCGATTTATCCGCACTTACTTCAAATCGCTATCTTCCAAATATTAAAAATACCCCACCAACGCTATCTTTATTAAATGGCAAGGTAGGTATAAACAAATTGAATCCCGATAATCTTTTTGCACTTGATATTGCGGGTAATATAGCAGCTAACGATTATTATGTATCACAAGATAACAATTTTAAAAGGACCAAGAACTTTGTTTATAATAATGGCAAAAACTTTTTCAATTTATATGATACATCAACTGATAAGTTTTGCATAAATTATAACGAGCTTATATCATTCACTTCGGATATGAGAGGCCTCAATGTTAAAAAAGGTATTAACGCCGATTTATATTATCAAAATAACATATTATTAGAAACCCTCCAAAAAGCGAGTTCAACCGACAGTTTTTACACTAATAAGAATATATCTATAGGCTGGAACGGCGAAGCTAATGTTACGCCTCTTCAAGTTAGAAACTTATACACTAACGATTATAATTATTCAACTATACGCATTTATAGAGGTGTTCGCGGTGGCGGTCTTTTTAATAACGCAGATTATAGTGGTATTGATATCTGCGAATATGACAGAGATATTAATCAAGACAGAAATAAAGAGAAGTGGTTCATTTATAAAAATCATAAATATAATGACCTTGACGCAAGAGATTATATGCGAGTCGGCCCTTTGCAAATCGGATACACCGATAAAACTATTGAGCCCACTTCATATGGCATGTCATTTTATTATGATCCGGTGAGTTCCAAATATCATATAGATGTTAATAACCCTAAGGTATCCTATGAAGATAAATCTGCTATGACAATATACGGCGACCTAAATGTTCACGGAAATGTTAATATTTTAGATAACGAAGGATGCAATTTTAATTTTACTATGAAAGCATTATCATCTAATCTAAAAAGAGTAGACAGATATATAAATTATATATCAGGTAATGGTATTGACACAGGATATTCGGCATCTACAAATAAAATTGCAATGTCAATTGATATTTTGAGACCCAGAGAAAATGTTATAATTGACCCTGTGGAAAATCAGGAGATTCCTGTAATAATTAAAAATATGAATGATGATAATCCGGTAACGAAGTTTATTACTTATTCTAAGAGCAATATTTGCTATTCTATGATAGAATTGGCTATTTACAACAGTAATCTTCAATTAGTAGATGATGACATAGACAAGCAAAACAATATCAGAAATGCCATTCAAATGAGTGTGGGTAATAATAATAGTAACACTTATCTTGATTTTAACGTTTATAACAATGATTCATATAAAAACTTTTTGCGATTTATTAATAGAGTCAGTGATAACGGCGATGCCAATAGTACTATTGCTCACTTGGGTCTCGGTACAGACAAGAGTTCAAATATCCTTTTTCACATTGATGGAAATGAAAAATACGGTCTTCAAATTACCAACAATAAATATCCGGCGTCTATCAATTTATTGAACTCCGAGGGAAAAAATATTTATCATACTATATCAGGCGGTGATCTTCATAACAATCACAAGTTTACTATTGATGTCTCTTCAGCTACTGTAGATGATCTAAATAACGAACCAGTTATGACAAATGTATTCACTATTGATGCGTTTGAATATAATGGAGATAAACGCAGAGGAGCCCGATACGGATTCAACGAAGACTTTGCATCTAACATAAATCAGACCTTTGTAATTAAAAGCGATTATGATACCGTTCCTATGGCAATTACGAGCAGATATAGCTATGAATATATGTTTAATAGTACAGTTAAAATAGATTATGACAAAGTGCTATTTGATATATTGTCATCTAATTGGTCAAATGATTCTAAGACATATTTCAGTTTTTATAAACAGGCTATAACAGAGTTGCCGGCAATAGATGCTAATAATAACGTTATCACTTCTAATAATCTACAAGACGATGGCTTCATATTTAAAGTAGATAATCTAATATCAAGGAATCTATCATATATTACAGTTCATTCTAATATCAATTATCCGTATTTTTTCAGTAATTTAGATATTAATTATATGCCCCTTAATAACCAAACATTTGATATAGAAAACGATAGTGTCAAAGATAAATATGATTTATTCAAGGAAAACAATTTTTCCTTAGTACCACAAGGCATATTTTACAGTAGCAACGACGATATTAAACCAAGCGATATTTCAGAAAAAATGCTTTCCGTAATTGATAGCGCCGTATTCAATGTCTATGATAGTAATATATTATTCAACTATGAATATATAAATAGGTATATTATATCAGATCATATATTTTGCAATATAGCTATTAGTGTTAGTTCAAATATTGAAATAATTGATAATAGCAACTTTTTTAATATCAGCAACTATATAACAACAACTTTTGGAACTGCAAATCAGCCTTTTAATGCCCTTGAAAATGTAATGGAACATACCTATATGGATTATCATCAAAATGCTATTAATCTCAATCTAAAGTTTTTAGAATATTCCAACATATATTTAAATACATATACTACAAATGTTTTGAAATACAATTCTAACATAGCATATGATGGTGTATTTTCTTCCGTTCATACTAATCATTTAAATATTGCAACTTCCAATATTATATTTGAAGAGCTATTTGAATTAAGCACGGCATATCTTGATATAACTTCAAATATTATTGATGACAATAATATAATTTTTAGAACATCCAACTATTCTATTAACAATAATGCCAATGCTATGCAAAGAAATATGGTTATCCAGAAATTTAGTTCAAATGTTTTCCAAGATACCTTTGATATTTTGGGTAATCCTATAAATAAAACTATAGTTATAGAAGAATATTTTAATAACTATTGCAATTATAATTTAGAAGATATCAACATAGGTATTCGCAACTATAACTATAAAAATTATAAACCACATATCTCTTTGATAAATGATGTTGAGAAAAACGATAGTGTTTTTGAAGGACACGAAATATACAGCTATGATGGAGTATTTGAAATAAAATATGCTAATTCCGCGAATAAGCAATTTGTCCCCCTCAAAATTGATAATATAGGTAATATGTTCATTCACGGTGGCATAGATATGAGAGGCGATTTGAGATTTGACGGACACATATACGACGCAAATGGCAATGATTTAATTGAGATACTTAACAAAAATTATTATAAAGAATACGAGATAAACTCAAGTAATATTCATTTTAATTCTTTGGGTTCAAATGGTCTTGAAATTAATTCTTATGCTAGCAATAATCATATTGATTATAAGTTCTTTTATGTAAAAGATTATTTATCTTCCAATGTAATTAATGATATTTTAATATTACATAAATCTGAACTATTAAATAATACATATAATCTTGATTTATATGCGGATTTGTATATTAACTGTAATTTATATATTGAAGGCGAAGGAAATATTCCTTCATTATCAGTATTCCAAAAACATAACCAAAATATTATACAGGTTGCTAATTTGGAACGCGAAGTTATGACAGTCGCCTATGACGGAAGCGTGGGATTAGGCGTGACAGAGCCACAAAGTGCTCTATTTAATATCAGACAAAATAATGAATATACCAATGTTATATCAGCTTCTAATTTGGATCGCGAATTGATGACATTAGCATATGATGGTAGCTTAGGATTGGGAGTAGTAGAGCCACAAGGAGTCTTGTTAAATGTACGCCAGAATAATATAGATATTAATGTTATCTCAGCATCTAATTTAGATAGAGAAGTCCTAACAGTTGCCTATGATGGTAGTATTGGATTTGGTGTTACTCAACCACGAGGCATTCTTTTTAATGCAAGACAGAATAATATCGGAAGCAATATTATCTCAGCATCTAATTTAGATAGAGAAGTGCTTACAGTAGCCTATGACGGTAGCATAGGTTTTGGTGTTACGCAACCGCAAGGAGTATTGCTAAATGCAAGACAGAATAACATAAATCACAATATTATTTCGGCTTCTAACATTGATCGCGAAGTCCTTACCGTAGCCTATGATGGTAGCATAGGTTTTGGTGTTACGCAACCACAAGGAGTATTGCTAAATGCAAGACAGAATAACATAAATCACAATATTATTTCGGCTTCTAATTTGGATCGCGAAGTCCTTACAGTTGCATATGACGGTAGCATAGGTTTTGGTGTTACGCAACCGCAGGGAATATTACTAAATGCTCGTCAGAATAATATAGGTAGCAATATTATTTCGGCTTCTAACTTGAATAGGGAAGTCCTCACCGTAGCCTATGACGGTAGCATAGGTTTTGGCGTTACGCAACCTCGCGGAGTTCTCTTCAATGCTCGTCAAAACAATATAGGCACCAATGTTATCTCTGCTTCTAATTTGGATCGCGAATTGCTAACATTGGCATATGATGGAAGTATGGGATTAGGCGTAGTACATCCACAAGGAGTTCTATTCAATATTCGTCAGAATAATATAGGCAGTAATGTTATATCAGCTTCTAATTTGGATAGAGAAGTTCTCACAGTAGCCTATGATGGTAGCATAGGTTTTGGTGTTACGCGACCACAAGGAGTATTGCTAAATGCCAGACAGAATAACATAAATCAAAATATTATCTCAGCTTCTAACATTAACCGTGAAGTATTGACAGTAGCCTATGATGGTAGCATAGGGTTTGGTGTTGTGCAACCACAAGGAATATTGCTAAATGCCCGACAGAATAATATAGGTAGCAATATTATCTCGGCTTCTAATTTAGATAGAGAAGTTCTCACAGTAGCCTATGATGGTAGCATAGGGTTTGGTGTTATGCAACCACGAGGAGTATTACTAAATGCCCGACAGAATAATATAAATCAAAATATTATCTCGGCTTCTAATTTGGATAGAGAAGTTCTCACCGTTGCCTATGATGGTAGCATTGGGTTTGGTGTAACGCGACCACAAGGAGTATTGCTAAATGCCCGACAGAATAATATAAATCAAAATATTATCTCTGCTTCTAATTTGGATAGAGAAGTTCTCACAGTGGCCTATGATGGTAGCATAGGGTTTGGTGTTACGCAACCACAAGGAGTATTACTAAATGCCCGACAGAATAACATAAATCAAAATATTATCTCAGCATCTAATTTGGATAGAGAAGTCCTTACTGTTGCCTATGATGGTAGCATAGGGTTTGGTGTTACGCAACCACGAGGCATATTACTAAATGCTCGCCAGAATAATGTCGGTAGCAATATTATCTCAGCTTCTAACATTGACCGCGAAGTGCTTACGGTAGCCTATGATGGAAGTATTGGGTTTGGTGTTACGCAACCGCGAGGAGTATTGCTAAATGCCAGACAGAATAATATAGGAAGCAATATTATTTCAGCTTCTAATTTGGATAGAGAAGTCCTAACAGTTGCCTATGACGGAAGTATTGGGTTTGGTGTTACGCAACCACGAGGAATATTGCTAAATGCCAGACAGAATAATGTCGGTAGCAATATTATCTCTGCTTCCAATTTGGATAGAGAAGTCCTAACAGTTGCCTATGACGGAAGTATTGGGTTTGGTGTTACACAACCACGAGGAATATTGCTAAATGCCAGGCAGAATAATATAGGAAGCAATATTATCTCAGCTTCCAATTTGGATAGAGAAGTACTTACTGTTGCCTATGATGGTAGCATTGGGTTTGGTGTTATGCAACCACGAGGTATATTACTAAATGCCAGGCAGAATAATATAGGAAGCAATATTATCTCGGCTTCTAATTTGGATAGAGAAGTACTTACTGTTGCCTATGATGGTAGCATTGGGTTTGGTGTTACGCAACCACGAGGAGTATTGCTAAATGCCAGACAGAATAATGTCGGTAGCAATATTATCTCTGCTTCCAATTTGGATAGAGAAGTCCTAACAGTTGCCTATGATGGTAGCATAGGTTTTGGTGTTACGCAACCACGAGGAATATTGCTAAATGCCAGGCAGAATAACATAAATCAAAATATTATCTCTGCTTCTAATTTGGATAGAGAAGTCCTTACTGTTGCCTATGATGGTAGCATTGGATTTGGTGTTATGCAACCACGAGGCATATTACTAAATGCCCGACAGAATAATATAGGAAGCAATATTATCTCAGCATCTAATTTAGATAGAGAAGTCCTAACAGTAGCCTATGATGGTAGCATAGGGTTTGGTGTTACGCGACCACAAGGAGTATTGCTAAATGCCCGACAGAATAATATAGGAAGTAATATTATCTCTGCTTCCAATTTGGATAGAGAAGTGCTTACAGTAGCCTATGACGGAAGTATTGGGTTTGGTGTTATGCAACCACAAGGAGTATTGCTAAATGCCCGGCAGAATAATATAGGAAGCAATATTATCTCGGCTTCTAATTTGAATAGCGAGGTTATGACTCTGACATACGATGGTATTATGGGCTTAGGAGTAACAAATCCTAATAAACAAAGTAAATTGGATGTAAGAGGTAATATAAATATTGTTAGCGAACCTGGAACCGATTTTGTATATACTATTAACAATCGCGATATTATGAAAGAAACCTGTAATTTTATTTTAGAGACAAGTAATTTTATAGCAACAAGAATAACAAATCTAACAACAGATTTGATTACAGAAAATAGCACTTCTATAAATAAATTCATAGTAGCCAATAAATATAATAATAATCTATTTATTGACGGCGATTTAACTATCAATTCTAATTTAATTGTATATGGCGTAACAACAACCTTGAATACTGATGTATATACTACAGAACAATTGAATATAACAAATACTGGCACAGGAGATGCTCTGATAGTTAAGCAAATTAATAATTCATATAATATATTCACAGCTTCAAATAATAATATTCCTGTTTTTAATATTAATTATAATGGCAAAGTAGGCATTGGTACCGAATCTCCCAAAGTATATTTGGAAATCAACTCAACAGACGGCATCAAAATTCCATGCGGCACAGATATCCAACGACCTGTCGGAGTCAATCTAATCCAAGGTACTATCCGTTATAATACTGATACCAATCAATTTGAAGGCTACGGAGCTGGTAATAACTGGGGAACACTTGGTGGCGTCAAAGATGTCAATAATGATACTTTTATAAGCGCCGAGAGCGAACCGGGTGTTAATAATGACGAGCTACGCTTTATAACAAGTAATGTTGAAAAGATGATTATTACAAAAGATGGTAGAGTTGGGATTGGCAAACAGAATCCTGAATATTTGTTAGACGTTCAAGGAGATATCAGAACAAACTCGAATCTATTTGTAAATTTCAATGTAGGCATAGGTACTACTAATATTTCTAGTTCGTTGCTAAATATATATGGAAAGGCTGCAAATATTAAAATACAAAATCCTCATATTGATAACCCAGTATCTTCTATAGAGTTTATAAATGGCCTTGATAATTCTATACAAAACAATGATTTATTTGGATGGAGAATATCAAATAGCAATAACAATTTTGCTATTTCATCTGGTAAAAATAATCTTATAAGTGATAGCCTAATTATTGACGGCGGGACAGGTAATATAGGTATTGGCACAGAACCTCATACAATATTTGATAACAATGGTGATATTTATAAAATAAATATTAATGGAAGTATCAATATTGAAGGTGATATATATAAACAGGGTGTATTATTCTCACAAGGCTTGGGAGGAGGAGGAAGTGTTGGGGTTATATCTCAAAATATGCCTATACAAACATTATCAAAGACATATATAAATACTAAATCATATTTAGAATCTGGTTTAGATAATGATGGTGGATGGAAGTTTATTGATGAAAATGTTAATGGTGGCTTTTTAATAAAAATTAAACCTTCTCACAGGACATCTAAGATTTTAATAAATCTCTCTATGCATATTGGCATAGACAGTGCTCCTGAATCAATCTGGTGGGGTCTTAGATTATATAGAAAAATGACCGATAACAATCTAAATGTAATAACTGATTGGCACGAAGTAGTAGCATCGCGTCCCGAAAATAACCCTGATAATGCTACGCCTTGCTGGCTATCTCATACTCTCGGAGCAAATTTGACAAGTTATGAAAACTTCGTAGCTAATATTAACGGCACATTCTTTGATACGCCAGATTCAAGATACAATGTTTATTACACAGTAAAATGGAAAACGAACTTGGGGAATAATTATGGCGGAAGCGCGAATATTTATCTAAATAGACCTGCCAAATATAATTCAAACAACTCCTCGGTGTTATCTTCAACCTGGACAGCGACCGAAATATGGCAATTGGGAACTCCATATATACCAAGCGAAGGCTCAAACATAATTACAATATATAATCAAGATTTTGTAGGCATAGGTAATACTCAACCACAATACTCATTAGATGTTTCTGGAGATATTAGAACTAACTCTAATTTATTTGTTAATTTAAATGTTGGTATAGGTACTACCAATATTTCAGGTTCTCTTCTAAATATTTATGGTACATCAGCAAATATTAAAATACAAAATCCTAATATTAACAATCCTGTTTCTTCAATTGAATTTATTAATGGAACCAGCAATTCACTAGAAAAAAATAATAGTTATGGATGGAAAATGTCAAATAGCAATAATAACTATATGATATCTTCTGGAAGCAATAATATAATTAATGATAGATTTATTATTGACGGCGAATCGGGAAATATAGGTATTGGCACAGAACCTCATACAATATTTGATAACAATGGTGATATTTATAAAATAAATATTAATGGAAGTATCAATATTGAAGGTGATATATATAAACAGGGTGTATTATTCTCACAAGGCTTGGGAGGAGGAGGAAGTGTTGGGGTTATATCTCAAAATATGCCTATACAAACATTATCAAAGACATATATAAATACTAAATCATATTTAGAATCTGGTTTAGATAATGATGGTGGATGGAAGTTTATTGATGAAAATGTTAATGGTGGCTTTTTAATAAAAATTAAACCTTCTCACAGGACATCTAAGATTTTAATAAATCTCTCTATGCATATTGGCATAGACAGTGCTCCTGAATCAATCTGGTGGGGTCTTAGATTATATAGAAAAATGACCGATAACAATCTAAATGTAATAACTGATTGGCACGAAGTAGTAGCATCGCGTCCCGAAAATAACCCTGATAATGCTACGCCTTGCTGGCTATCTCATACTCTCGGAGCAAATTTGACAAGTTATGAAAACTTCGTAGCTAATATTAACGGCACATTCTTTGATACGCCAGATTCAAGATACAATGTTTATTACACAGTAAAATGGAAAACGAACTTGGGGAATAATTATGGCGGAAGCGCGAATATTTATCTAAATAGACCTGCCAAATATAATTCAAACAACTCCTCGGTGTTATCTTCAACCTGGACAGCGACCGAAATATGGCAATTGGGAACTCCATATATACCAAGCGAAGGCTCAAACATAATTACAATATATAATCAAGATTTTGTAGGCATAGGTAATACACAACCGCAACACACACTTGATATTGCCGGCGATATTAACATAACAGGGGCATACAAGGTAAATAACGAAATATTCAAGACGAGCCAATGGACTACTAACAGCGATAACAATATATATTATAATAATTACATCGGTGTCGGTACCGCCAAACCAGACTGTTTGTTGGCTTTGAGCGGAGCAAATGGCAAAATTAAAATCCACGATGATGGCATAAATAACGACGGGAGCGCGAGAGCACAATTATCAACATCAATAGATTTAATTAACGGAACTAGCAATGCCTTGCAATATAACTTAAATAAATGCGGGTGGAGAATGTCAAATAGCAACAACAATTATATAATATCTTCGGGTAGCAATACCTTAATTAAAGACAGGTTTATCATAGATAGCGTGGGTAATATAGGTGTCGGAACAGCGCCAAATCATAAATTAGATATAGATGGTATTATAAATGCCAAGGCTTTTAATTTGAATGGCTCCCCTTTTGTTTTGGAATTCACACAAGGTATGACAATACAAACAATACACAAAACCTACTCTAAAACTGTTGAAAAAGAATTGAACTCCGCCGGATGGGTTCCTATAGATATTCAAAACAATGGATTTTTTGTCAAGATAAAGCCTTCGCATATTCAATCAAAAGTCCTCGTATCTATGACTTGTCATATAGGTATGGATTATGCAGAAGATTCGCGCTGGTGGGGTCTGCAATTATATAGAAAAATAGGCAACGGCTCTTGGGTGCCTATAAATGATGCTAATGGAACTAATGGTGGAGGATTAGAATGCAGTCCTTGTTGGATATCACATAATCTTGGTGCAGATAATAGTATGTACTCGCATTCCATAATAAATGTGTCAGGTTCCTACGAAGATATGCCAAATACTGAGGACGATGTTTATTATACAGCATTTTGGAAATCAAAACTGGACAATACAATTGGCAAACTCTATATTAATAGACCGGCATATGTTAATAATTCAAATTATCCTCTAACATCTTCTAGCTGGACGGCGAGCGAAATATGGAATAATGGGACGCCCTACAAACCTATTACTACCACAATAGCAATTGCATATGACAAAGTTGGAATTGGAATGACACCGAGCGAATCAAGCGGATATAAATTGGAAGTTGCCGGTAATCTTAAATGTACCAATTTACAATGTGTCTCTGTTACTCAAACGAGTGATGCACGATATAAAAAGAATATAGAAAATATTGGCGATGCATTGGATGATATAAATAAATTAAACCCCGTGTCTTATTTGCTATTGAATCAGGAATCTGCTGATAGAAAATCCTATGGCTTTATAGCTCAAGAATTAAAGGATATATTCCCCGAAGTTGTCGTTGAGCCCTCAGATGATAATGATATGTACGGTATAAATTATACTTCTATAATTCCTCTATTGACAAAATCAATTCAAGAATTGACTAAAAAAATAGAATTACAACAGATTGAAATTAATTATCTTAAACAAAAATTATAAAGATTTGCGATTTTTTTTTATTAAATATAAATATTAATATTATAGATAGAGAGAACTAATAATATAAATGAATATATTAAATGTGGGCTATGGTACAACAAATCCACAAACTCTATTTCATTTAGTTCAGTGCAATGTTGCTCTTCGGCTGGAGGACCCCCGAAATAATGTTAATAGTATTATTAATATAGATTTTAAAAGGGGGTCTGGAACATTCGGGAATACCTCAAGTGGCGCAAGTGGCGATTGGAGATTATCCAGTTCAAACTCGCAATTTAATATTGAAAAACACGCATATAATTTAACCAGTAATATATTGTCTATAAATGAAAATGGAAATATAGCAGTAGCAAATGATATTATAATCGGAGGAAATTTTATTAAAAACGGCAATAATGTTATAACTGATGTTTCTAACTATATAAATGCTGTTGATAGCAATCTTAACACTATCATAAATACTACTGTCTTGACGAGCATTGACTCTAACAACTCCAATGTCAGCAACTATATTCGGGCTGTTGATAGCAATCTTAACACTATCATAAATACTACTGTCATGACGAACATTGACTCTAACAACTCCAATGTCAGCAACTATATTCGGGCTGTTGATAGCAATCTTAACACTATCATAAATACTACTGTTCTTACGAGCATTGACTCTAACAACTCCAATGTCAGCAACTATATTCGGGCTGTTGATAGCAATCTCAATACTATCATAAATACTACTGTTCTTACGAGCATTGACTCTAACAACTCCAATG